CAGACTAGATTTTAGTTTATAAGTACCAATCCCTATTAGTGCAGAACCACCCAAGCATCTAGGCAATCTAGGAAGATGCAAATCCCCACACCCATAAATATGAGCATAATAATTGCACCTGTAATATCATTTTGCTTGTTTGGCATGGCTGTTCTCCCTTCTGTAAGAGTGGATGTATTCTCTGTAGTCTCCAAGCCAAGCCAACGCCTCTTTGGGGCTTGAAAAGGTCTCTGACAGCGCCCTTGATTTGGGTGTTGCTCTGACAAATGCTACAATCCTCTTTGGTGCCATGTTACTCCTCCTATTGTTGGGGTTGTTCTGGTTGTTTGAGAAAATCAATCGCATTAAGGTATTTCTTAGTTCGTTTGGTATCTTCGATAGTAATTGCAGGCAACCTGCTCATATCAGAGTTGTGTAGAAGGTCTTTAATCTTAACAACCCTTGCTATCTCATTTTGCTTTACCCGGATCAAATAATTCTTCCACGACTCTCTCTTTCCCCTAGTAATTGCGAGTATTGCATCACATTCGTCGTTAGTACAAAGGTCTCTTATTGAATAAAGATTCTCTTCATAATCTTCTCCCTCAAAACCTTCTAATGCGTCATGTAGGATAGCTACAACCATATGGCCCTCACCATAATCCTTAACTTGCTGCATGATATGCAGAGGGTGAAGGATGTAGTCAACACCCGCCTTGTCTAGTTGGTCATTATGGATGAATAAGGCAAGTTCAATAACCTCTGATATTTTATTCATATAACCTCCCATTAATACAAAGCTTGATTGCCCTGCTTGATGAATAAATCCTCAAGATGAATAAAGTCAATCTCAAAGAGTATACCATGTTTGGTCCTATTTGTTCTTGGATGCGTTCAAGATGCCACATGTTTGGTCTCCTGTTAAAAGAAGCAATAATGAAAACCCAGCACTTCTGCTACTGTTTTGCTTTTCAGCACAATAGTAACACCGTCACCGTGTCATTACCCCTCGTAAGAACTGGCCTATTGCTGGAAAACTTCTTCAGCTTAAAGCCGTTACTCATTAGGTCAGTAACTGTTTTAGTCATAGCTTGACTCATAAGTGTTTTCATAGTAATCCCCTGTTGTATTTGTTTAGACTAGATTTTAGTCTGTATGTTTAAGGCGCATATCAGAGAATATAAACTAATTGCCTTAAACAAGTTGTTTGTAGTGCAAGGATGTAAGCATACTTCAAATAACATCGAGCAACCATCCTTTCCAACTAGTTTATATTCTCTGATATGCACCCGAAGGCATGGTCAACCGTACAGACCACGTTGCCCCTGCCGTAAGGTGGCAGGACCTTTCAAGTAACATTTTGCCCTACAACGGTTCAAGGGGCTGCATTGGGGCTTGTTTGCTGAAAATGTAAACTAAAATCTAGTCTGCATTTTAAATGTAACAAACAAGCAATACAATAGCCTTTTCAGTGAAGTTGCAAGGTTAAGTTGTCAAGGAACGAATGACGTCTGCTATATCTCGCAAACAAGGCAAGAAGCCTTTCAGGACTGACAGGTGCTAACAACACCTGTCAGTCCTGAAAGAACCCTTGCGGGTTCTGTATATTACTTCTTACCCTTGGCAATCTTGGCAACCGGGTTGACCTTCTTACCCTGCTTGAACCGCAGGGTCAGGGTCGATACCAGTAAGTGAAGATTGTCAAGAGCATCTTCGAGCTTGTCAACGTCTTTTTCACGGTCAAGTGCTGCCTGAAGCTCTGCCAAGATGTTATCAAGGGAAAGCTCTGCTACTTTTCCAGAAATTTTCTTCTTTCCGGGCTTACCGGCGGTAGCAGATTTTTCAATCTTGGCACGTTCTTTCAGTAAAATGATATTACCAGATTTTTCGTCCTTTGCGCTGCCTTTTGTCCACGAATAGAACCAAGTGGAAAAGGCATTTACGGCACGATAAAGGCTGTTGTCTTCATATCCACCAACTTTCCGCATTTGTGAGAGGGACATTTCTTTGTTTGGCCATGCTGGTAGCTTGGAGAGAGTTTCAACAGAAAACATAGTCTCCCTTTGCACTTTCAGGGCGATCAAGTCCTTGGCGATTCCCTCTCTCGCATGTTGCAGGGCCATACGGCCTTTGTCCGATTGCACCAGAGATTCTTGAACACTCTTGAAGCTTACTGTTGTCTTGGCCATGATACTCACCTTTAAATTGTTTGGGATATTCGCATATGCTGGCATATTCCAGCATGGTGCAAGGGTATCCCATAACCCTTTTGAACCCTTTTCCTACACTTATGGTGAAGATTATGTTATCCGCTAGAACCTAGCCCCACCTATAGTGTTACGGGGTGGGGCATAACACCAGGGGTGGGGGTGTCTGCTGAGATTTCGAGGGGGGCTGGTGTGTGGGGGGGTACCCCATCACGCTCAAACACTGTAAAATAAGCATTCTTGGGGCATATTACCACCCCCCTGATATGCCCCTAAGTAACCTAAATGCACCCAACACTCCATCGCATATCTCCGTAATACAATAGACCAATAACCTAAAATATTGACAATATTTGTCAGCATTATGCGATTTTAGTTGACAATATTTGTCACTCATGGTATGTAACAATCTAAGTGTTTTCTAAAATACTACCATAATGCACCCCAAATACTACGCAAACCCTTACCCCAGTTGATAAAATGATACTTTTCAGAGCCTATTTATAATTTATATAATAAAATCAAGCAACTGAAATTATTTTTAACCTAAATGCATTTTTTACTTGACAAACAATAGGCAAGTATGGTATAATACTGTTATAAGGTATTTACAATACCGTTAAGAACTGATTGATCTTTAATCCTTTACCTTTTTACATCTTTCTTTTAATCTTTAATATTTCCTTAGAAATATTAATCTAGTAATTATTAAGATTAATTGAATAATAATATTTAATAGTATTAATAGGTATATAGTAATCTATAATAGCCTATAGTAGTCTCTAGTATCTATGCTAGTGCTGACTTGAGGTCAGTCAAGGACGCAAAGGGTTGATAATAATGGGTATTTATGAGGCATTGTCACATTCCGAGTATGTGATTTCTACGCCATATGTGAAAGGAACTATATTAAGACGCCCTGTAGAAGCTATTTTAAACCAACCTGGTCATGGTGGTATACCAGGAGAGTTATCTAAAGAGGATATACTTAATATAATATATGACTTCATCTACACCACTTTCAGCTACGAAGCTACAGGAGATAAATGGAGTCTGACAGCCAAACAGATTGAATGTATTATTAAGGATTTCAGAGCAGATTTTAATAATCACCTGATGTCTTGGAGTCTTATTAACACCTTCCCCTACCTAGACCACGCTGTTGGGGCTAATAGGGAAATGACAGACGACCACAATAAGAGGCATGGAGTGAATATAGAAGCTATAAATGACATTTTCAAACAACACCTCTCCGATCCAAATGATCCTGTGTTATCCGAAAGAGAGCAGATATACGCTTGGGTGTTTACACAAACAGGTTCCAATACAGAAGCCATCAAGGAATCTAAGTTAGATTGTGGTTTTCATAGGAGGCTCAATAATAAGGTTGAACAATCTGCATCTTTAGAGAATTGTTTTAAGATTAGGGGTCACTACTTACGTTCCAAGAAGAATATAAAGGATTACATCTATTCTTTAAGAGAGCGCAAGCTTACAGACCTAAGTGTAGACAAGAGTTACATACAAGGTCAGCTAATTCAGGTTATAGAACAGATTCAAGAAGAAGGAGCTGCTAAGGACCGTACAAGGTTATTGAGAGCTATTGAGCTTTTAGGTAAAACAATCCCAGGTACTTTCACCGAAACTATTAATGTGAATGAAGTCAGACCTGATGAAGCTCTGGACAGGCTGCTTGAAATGACTAAGATGAATATAATTGAGTCTAAGCCAAGGAAACTCCTTGATTCTAAGCCTACTGAGTTATTTGAATACAAACAGGAACCTGTAAATGCCTCCTAAGAATGCAACAGATAAACTGGTGGAGTTGCAATTATACTTCCGAGATCACCCGGTGGAGTTTGTAAGACATATCTTTAAGGTAGAACCTACAAGTCAGCAGATAGAGCTGATTAACATTGCCACCAAGCCCAACGGTCGTGTAGCTGTTAAGTCTGCTACAGCTACTGGAAAGACCTCAACGCTTGCTTGGCTCACCTTCTACTTCCTTTTGTGCTACCCAGACTGCAAGGGGTTAGTGACAGCTCCAACAGCCTCCCAGTTGTTTCGGGTATTCCGATCTGAGTTGTGTCTGTGGCATGGTAAGATGGAACCTGTGTTCCAAGATATGTTTGAGATTATGAATGAGAAGGTGTTTGTTAAGGGTAAAAAGGATACTCAGTTTTTTTCGTGGGTGACAGGTACTGCTGAGAACAAAGAGTCCTTTGCTGGTCTACACGCACAGAAGGTTGTGCTGATGGTAGATGAAGCTTCAGCCCTTCCTTCCAGCATCTTTGATACACTGTATGGAACCCTGTCTTCCGGTGATACAAGCTTTATCTTGGTATCAAATCCTGTTCGTGCGGAGGGAGCTTTCTATGATCTTTTCCATCAGGAGGATAGTAGGAAGACGTTTAAATGTTTAACTTTTACATCTTTTGATTCACCTAATGTAGACACCAACTGGATTGATGAGATCAGGGCTTACTATAAAGAAGATTCTGATTTCTGGAAGATGCGTGTTCTGGGTGAGTTTCCTCTAGTATCAGAAGCTCAGTTTATTTCTACCGATCTTGTTGAAAGGGCTTTCTCCACCGTAATAGCTCCGCAAGACTATCACAACTTTCCGAGAATACTGGGGTGTGATGTTGCGAGGTTCGGTTCTGACTGCTCGGTGATTGTCGATAGGCAAGGCCCAAAAGTGCACAACATCATTTCTTATAAGGGTCTTGATACGGTGGCATTTGCTGAGAAGATACTGAATTATATTACGATAAATAAACATGCCTTTCAGTGTATTCCTGTGGATGGGATAGGTGTTGGGGCTGGGGTTGTAGACCAGTTAAAAAGATTCTCTGTCCCTGTTATGGATGTGAATGTGGGTTCTTCACCTAGGGATATAAAGATGTACGCAAATCTCCGTGCTGAGTTATGGGGGGAGTTAAAAGATTGGCTTGGTGTTGCTTCTATCCCCACAGATTCAGAGTTGAGAGATCAACTTGTAGGAATAAACTATAGTTTTAATTCTAAAATGCAGATATTGTTAGAGTCTAAGAAAGATATGAAGAGGCGTGGCACCGTTTCTCCAGATAAAGCAGATGCCCTGTCACTCACTTTCGCCCCCCAGGTATTTGCACATCTTAAACAAAGAAGTAAACCAAGAATGATCTCTAAGTCAACATATTTGTGGGCATAACACAGAATAGCCCCAGAATCATTTCTAAGGGGTTTTATAACTATTTGTATACGGTAGCTTACCTGAGACATGAAACACGCTTAGAAACGATTTAAACGCGTTTTAGAGCTATAGGAGAAAGTATGGATATAGAGTCACTTGGTGTTAAGGGTACTTCCTATTTGATTGAAGAAGAACAGAAGGCACTAAATGCCTCTTTAGAAGTGAAGGGTAGTGATGAGTCCTTTGACTCTCTCGCATCTTTCATTAGCTCGGAATACCAAAGATGTAAGGATTCCAGGCAGGCTTCTGGAATTGAAGAAGAGATGTTTAATTCCCTCAGAGCTTTTAATGGGGAGTATAACCCCGCAGACCTCAGTACAATACAGGCTACCGGTGGTTCCAGTATTTTCATGCATATCACAGCTACCAAATGCCGTGCTGCTGCTGCTTGGATTAAAGATATTCTATTGGGTAAGGAACTGGCCTACGCTATAGAACCTACCCCTAAGCCATCTCTGCCAGAAGATATTATTAAGCTTATTGAAGATGGTATAAAGCGTCAGATTCAAACAACTAAACAACAAGAGACTCCGGGGCAGCCAGTGGAGCAGGCGAATAATGCCTTCATGCCCCCACAACCTCAAGAGCCTGCTCCTATTAAAGAAGTGCAAGAGAATATCTCCAAGCAAAATCAATTAGAGAGAGATATTAAAGACGCTATTATGGAGGAGATTAATCTCGAAGCTCGGCACGGCATTAAACAGTTGGAGCTGATGATTAAGGATCAGCTAACTGAGGGTCGTTTTAATGAAGCCCTGTCTGATTTTATAGAAGACTTTACTATATTTCCTATCGCTATTATGAAGGGGCCAATCACCACCTTCAAGAAGTCACTCACATGGGTTAATGGTAAGCCTGAACTACAAGAGAACCTATCCTCTTTAAATAAGAGGGTGTCTCCTTTTGATTTCTACCCAGCTCCAGAAGCTACTTCTGTAAATGGCGGTACAATCATTGAACATATCAGGATTACCCCATCTGAACTCGCATCTTTTATAGATAAGGATGACGCTGGATATAAGACTGACGTTATAAAAGAGATTTTAGAGAATACAGATGCAAGTGTATCTGTTGATTCTACTTATGTAGACGAAGGTGTGGAACAGGATGAGTCCGATTTGACCTTTTCAGGTACCTCCTCAGATAAGCGCAATATATTCCATGGCCTGCACTTCTTTGGACATGTTCCAGCAGATCAGTTAGATGAGTGGGGTATAAGAGTAGAAAAGGGCATCTACACTGTGGATGTTGAGGCTATACTTCTTAGTGGTAAGGTTATTAAGTGTGTTATAAATGATGACCCACTAAACCGCAAACCATACTATACTGCATCTTGGCAGAAGATTCCTGGGGCTATTTGGGGAATTTCCCTACCAAAACTGATGTCAGATATACAGAGACTCTGTAATGCAACTGCCAGGGCATTGGCTAATAATATGGGATTGTCTGCCGGTCCACAAATTCAAGTTTACATTGATAGATTAGCAGATGACTCACCGATAGATGAGATTAAACCATTTAAGATTTGGCAGTTGACATCTGATCCTACTGGTAGTAATGGTAGAGCTATTGAGTTTACCCAACCGACCAGCAACGCCAATGAATTACTTGCAGTATATAATCAGTTTGAACAGAAAGCGGATGAAGCTACTGGTATCCCACGATATATGTATAGCGGGGATCAGGGTGGTAATGCTTCTGGCACTGCTGCTGGTCTAAGTATGCTTATGGATTCGGCAACTAAGACTATTAAAGAGGCTATTAGACATATTGATGAGGGTTTAATTAAGCCTAGAGTTGAGTATCAGTTCTATTGGAATATGCTTAAAAAGCCCATAGAGTGGTTCTCTGGTGATGTTCAGATAGTTGCCAAGGGTTCTAGTGCTCTCACAGTTAAGGGGGCTGCGCAACTTCGGAGGAATGAGTTCTTACAGGTAACAGCTAACCCGTTTGATATGGCTATTATGGGTAAGAATGGTAGGGCAGATATTTTAAGAGAGATGGCTAAAGATTTAGATTTAACTAGCAATATTGTCCCCTCCAGACTTGTCTTACAAAAACTTGAAGAAGAAGAGAAAGCAATGCAAGCTCAGGCAATGCAAACTGAACAAGACAAGGGGCTTGCCGCTACCAAACTTCAAATCGATGGGCAGATGCAAATGGCTCAAGGGGCGCAAACACTGAAGGCACAAGAAATCGTGGATAGAAAAGAAATTGCTTCTGCTAAATTCCAGCAGGAGAATCAGCGTATCGCTCAGAATCAGGAGGCTACTATTGCCAAACTTCAGACTGATTTGCAGAAAGTTCAGATGCAATTAGAACAGAAGGATATGGCTAATAAGCGAACATCCGCAGTTCAACTTGAAACTTCAGGTGTATAATGCTATTTACGGTGGTTTCTAGGGATCAGAAAGAGCGACTTAGAAATGGAGATATTGTTCTTCTGAAAAAACTTCTACAGGAAGAAGAAAAACTTTTGATTAACCGTCTTCTAAATGAAACACAGAATACGGCTAAAATACAGGGCGCAGGACTTTTTCTACAAAGCTTGCGTAAACTTATTGATCCCTCTAATACTACCCAAGATGGTCTTGAACTATTAGATTCAGGTCAGTATAATTTCTAAAAGGAGTTAGTATGAGTAAAACACAGATGGCTGCCTTAGATTCTGAGATTGCAGAACTTGAGGCCCAATTTGGTAAGACTACGGAGTCAGACAAGTCTGATGACACTCTAACCACACAAGAGGATGACCAAGATACAGATACTGAAGATGAAGTAGATGATGATTCTCAAGATGGTGAAGACACCTTCCCCGATTCCCTGACCGATAGCCTCGACGGGAATAGTTCAGAAGATGACGAAACAGATGAGAAACCCCAGAAAAAGAAATATACTGATTGGAAACAGCGGTATAAATCCTTACGTTCTTACCATGATGCTACTATTTATGACTTGCGCCAAGAATTGTCTGGTGTAAAGTCTGCTTTGATTGAGATGCAAAAAGTTCGTTCTGCTTTGACAGAGCAACTTTCTGTGCTAAATGATAAGAGTTCCAATAACTCATTTGGTTTGAGTGAGGAAGAGCAGGAGGTACTTGGTGAGGAAGCAGTAGAAGCTATCAGGAAGGCAACTTCACATGCTATGAATCCACTGAAAAGTGAACTAGAGGCTGAGCGTCAGCTTCGATTAAAGCAGGATGAAGATTACAACCGTAAGCTTCAAGAAGATAACAAGCAGCTTTTTATCAGAAGATTTAAAGCTATTGTACCTAATTATGAGAAGATAGACAAGGATGCGTCCTTCCTGTCTTTTATGAGGGGTCTAGATACTGCGTCTGGGTATGATCGTACTACTCTGTTTAAACGTGCTGTAAATAATGGTGATGTTGCTAGGGCTGCTGGGTTCTATACAGAATACTTGCACAACTCTAAAAGCCCTCTTGAAAAGAAACTCACCCCCACAGGGGAAACTAACTCTGCGAATGTTGCACCAAAAAACAAAGAAACTATAACTCGCGCCTTTATAGAGAAATTCTATGATGATGTTATTAAAGGGCGTTATGCAGGTAAAGCCTCCCTTCAGAAAGAGATTGAAGCAAAAATAGATCAAGCTGCTATAGAGGGGAGGATAAGAAATTAATGGAGAAATAAATCATGGCTCGTGCAATTGGAATTACTAGTGGCTATTATGGGGATACTACTAACGATCACTTTGAGAGTGGTTCTGGTACTAATTACATCCCTCAGTTGTATGCAAAGAAGGCTCTTCGGAATTTTTATGCGCAGTGCTTTTACAAGGATATATGCAACGTAGATTACGAGGGTTAAGTAATTGGCTCTATTTAAATCTCTTTAATTGCTGGGATACCCTGAGAACCACATAAACCACAACATGGCTGGTAACGGCGAGTGTGATGGTTTAAAAATTATGTGGGTTGGGCAATCAGCAGCCAAGAGCCCCAGTAATGGGGTTAAGGTTCAACGACTAGGATGCAGGTAACCCCTATGGGGTGACGCTCCCACGAACAGGAGAATGTGATGGGTGATGTACCGTCAAAAGAAGAATTGTTTGGGATTTATCAAGATAATCTGTCCTGTCTTAAATGTGCAGATCATTACGGGGTTCATAAAAAAACCATTCTGAAGTGGATGAAGGGTTATGGTATTCCCAGAATAAGTAGAAGTTTTTACAGAGAATTAAGAAAACCTGTATTAGCTTTCTTACACCAGGGGGGATTTACATCAATAGAGGTTGGTAAGTTGTTGGGGGTTTCAAGTACCACTGTGAATAGGGTATGCAAGGATATAGGTAAACCTGGCGCATTTGACTCTTTTCACAAGGGTTTTCGTATTACCCACAATGATTATAAACTTGTAAGAGATGTGGCACACCCATCTGCAACTATTTCTGGGTATGTACCCGAACATCGTTTAGTAATGGAATCCTATCTTGGTAGATTTTTAGACTCTTTTGAAGTAGTGCATCATATAAATGGCAATAAGTGTGATAATGATATAGAGAATTTAGAACTTTGCAGTTTACCATCTCATACCTCATTTCACCATACCGGGAAATCACATAAGATATAGTCTGATCTATAGGGAAACTTATAGAAGTGAGGGTAAACACTTCACGATAACATCAATGCAAATTAAAGCTATGGGTGATACAGTTATCATCCGTAAGACGCCTGATCTAACTGTCGGTACTTACAGTATCGGTGGGACGATCAGTTACCAGGTTCCAGAGAAGGATAGTACCTCTCTAACCATTGATAAAGCTATCTACACCGCATTTCGCATTGATGATATTGACAAGGTTCAGGTAGATATGGACCTCATTAATATGTATGCTGACGACTCAGCATACAAGATGAAGATTAGTGTAGATACTGATGTTCTCGGTTATCTCGGCACTGCCGCTCATGCTGATAATATTGGTTCTACTGCTGGTGCTATTTCTGCCAATATCGACATGGGTACTGCTACATCTGGTCCCCTAAGTATTGACGCGACTAATGCCATCACCAAGATTGTCGAAGTCAACCAGGTGCTTGATGAGGCTAACGTCGATTCTGCTGATCGTTTCATCATTCTCCCCGCTTGGTATGTTGCCTTGCTGAAGGTTGGCGATTTGAAACGAGCAGACATCACTGGCGATAGCACTGGCGTACTTCGGAGCGGTTTGATTGGTATGGTCGATCGTACCATGATCTATCAGTCTAACAACCTAACTGTTACCGGTGCTGGCGAGACTCTGATTGTCGCTGGTACTAAGGAAGCATCCACTTTTGCTGCTCAGATCAGTAAGGTAGATACTCTTCAAATTCCCGATAGTTTCGGCAGTTACTGGAGAAGTCTACTTGTATATGGCCGTAAGGTTGTACAGCCTACTGCACTAGTAAATATGGTTGCAAAGAGAGCTTAATAACTACCAACCCCCCTCGTGTATCAAATATGCGAGGGGGGCTTTGAGGTAAAAGGATATTATGTTGATACGCAGGCTTGATACAGGTGTTATTTGGGATATGAGTGAGAAGTATTATGAGTTGCACAAAGACGATTTTGTTCCAGTAACATTCGAAATTAAACAAGAGCGTGTAATTAAGGGAGTTCCTGATGATGAAAAAGGGAATGATAAAAAAGACGGGAAAGAAAATCCCATCAGAGATGAAAAAAGAGATGCTGGAGAAGATGAAAAAAATGCAGAAGAAAAAGGGAAAGTCAGGGTACTAAAATCACCCCCCAAGAAGTCAACCAGCAAAACTGCTCCCAAGAAAACTAAAAAATAAAGGAATTTTGATATGACTGATAGAAGCGTAGAGGTTGGTGTTGGCCCTGGTGGTCGTCTAACTGCCGGTGATGTTGTATTTACCGCGACTAGCTTGTATAATCTCGGTGCCCCTGTTGTTGCAGATGTTGACCGTATTGTGGTATCTGCTAATATGAAGGTTGGTACCTACACGATTGCAGCTCAACCAGATGTTCCCCGTAATATTACCGTAAAGAGAACTGCCGTATCTACTGCTGATACTGGTGGAACTATAGCTATTGTTGGCAGAGATTCCGATGGTAAGGTAATTACCGAGACTATTTCCGTAGGTTCTGATGGTGTTACAGTTGCTGGTACTAAAGCGTTTGATTCTGTTGCATCTGTTACTGGTGCTGGCTGGGTAACTGCTAGCACAGCAGATACTATCGAGATTGGTGTTGGTACAGAACTGGGTCTTCCCGTTGCAGTATCTGCTGCTGCTAAGATGGTTCTGGGTATTCTAGATACTACGATCACCGCGCATAATGCAACGGTATCTACACCCCCCTCTGTCGCAGGAACTACAGTTGATATGTCTGCTGGTACTTATGACGGTTCAAAGAATGCCCTGGTATTTGTTGTAGGATAGTTAGGTTTTGGCCGTTGAACCCGCCTGGTCGAATCAACGGCCTTTTTTAATAATTATGAAGGAATAGGGATATTATGAATTTCCTCCAGATATGCCAGAAAGTTCAAGAGAAGAGTGGAATCCAGACTAAAATCGGCTCCGTATCTACTCCAGGTTTAGGCACTATTGAAACTGACATTATACAATCAGTGGTTACAGCTTGGTCAGATATACAGACAATGCGTGAAGATTGGAAGTTCATGCGATCTGAGGTGGATTTAACTCTCACAACTGCAACAACTACTCACACCGTAAGTTCTATCTTTTCTGATGAAGATGTATTTGCATCCTGGAAAGAGGACAGGTTCCTGTATCTATTTACTGTATTACAGTATATCCCATATGATCGCTTTATCCTAATTGATTTCACAACTACAAGCGAACCCAAAACCTTCACAATTAATCCCAGTAACAACGATTTGATTTTTAATCCTGTAGATACGAGTTACGACATCACCCTACAATACTATATTAATATTCAGACCTTAGCAGACAACACAGATATACCAAACTTACCTAGTAGATTTCATCATCTGTTAGTGTATGCTGCATTGCTAGATGTTACTGCTAGTATTGGTGATTTAATTTCATATCAAAGATATTCTCTAAAATACTCCATGATGGTGTCTCAGTTAATGAGATCAGAGTTACCTGGGAAGTCTGTCAGAATCCAACCAATAGCATAGGGGGTATCGTACATATGAAATTACCCCTAATTAAGGCAGCAAGCGAATCAACACAATTTATCCCACTTCAGGGAGGATTAGATGAGTCTACTGCTTTTGAATTAAAGAGGTCTGGTACTTTAATTAACGCCCTCAATTATGAGAGTGAGGTTGGTGCATACCCAGGATACGTTTCTATAAAGGGGTATGAAGCTTTTGACGGCCAACCAGCACCTAGTAGTATCGCTGTTCCTCACTTTGTAGACAGAGGTATTGATAAGTTTACAAAAGTTCTGTTAGATGAGTCCTTGGGTTTGGCAGATCAGTCTATGTACTTAACAGAAATAACTAATGCTGATGTTGCTGTAGTTTCTACAACTTCCCCTAAAACACTCATGTCATATAGATTTGAAGAATCTTCTAGTCTATCCTGGTCAGCATTAGATTGGAATCAAGATTTTTGCATAAATGGCGAAATTCGGAGAGAACCAACAGTAGCCGATACTACATTGTTTGAACAATCTGGTGTTATAAAGATTGTTATAGAGGATAGTATCCTAAAGGTATATATTTCAGAAGTTGGCGAGTCTTACAATAAATTTGCTTCTGTGGGATTACTTAGTCTTTTGATTTGGTTTACATTCTCTATTTCATACTATGGTGGTGTTCTTTCGGTTTTTAAAAATGGGGAATTAATAGAATCTGAGGATGTAGGTACTATAGAGTCTTCTTCGAGCGATTGCATTTTAGGGTCATCCTCTTTTGTGGGGAATATCGCCCAGTTTAGGGTATCTCTGGGCACTCCGAGAGTAGTTGGGGACTTTATTCCAGTAATCCCTACATATGCTGCTAGTAATTATTATTTTGATACTTTTGATACAGTGGCTCGTGAAACTGCTCGTGATGCTATAACTGAAATAACAGGTGATGGCGATATAACTGGCGGTTTTGTGTTTGATGGGGATACTTATGTTGCTAGATACGATGACACAGCCGAGTATGTTGGTATATTCAAGGAAACGGAGACGGGTTGGGTCGAAATTGCTCAAACTGAGGGCGAGGAGATAGCTGGTGTTGGTCTCTTGAAGGGGTTTCCCCATAGGTTTGACGGCTATAATGGTAATGCTATTGTTTGTATAATAACGAATGGAACAGACGCTCCTAGGGTATTTGATGGTGACACTCTTACAATTATTAATGATTCTAATCTACCAACCACCATTTTCCCGCATATTGCTGGTGTTTATGATAACAGATTATTTTTGGGATATGATTCCTCAATTTTCTTTTCTGGTGTTGGCGATCCCACTGATTTTAACGCGCTGTCAAATGCTGGCGAAATACTGTTTGGGGCTAGGATTACCAATATTGTTCTTGGACCACAAAATATCTTGGTTGTAACAACCGCGTCTTCAACCGAAATTCTGAGGAGTGTTGCTTACAATACTGACAGTGGGAATTGGATATTTCAAGTAGAATCATTTTCAAGCACAATAGGTGGTGTTGAGAATACAGCTATAAATTTTCTGGGGAATGTTTATTGGGCTGCACCTGTAGGAGTTGTATCTCTCTTACATTTATCTGAAATATCTGGTTTTGAATTGGGAACTATTTCTAGGGCTATTCCAAATCTATATCACAATAACTTTGGAGATATACTACAAGCTACTATAGACAGTAATAAAAGTAAATACTACTTGTATTATACCTCTGGTTTAGTTTTAGTATTTTCTTTTAATATAGATAAAACTATCAGGGATGTGCTGCCGCTGAATTACGGTATAACCCTCAAACAGGTATTTTATGATGATACTAATACATTCTTTATCTCGGAAGACTCAAACTATTGTTATCAGTTGAATGCAGGTACATCTTTCAATGGTGGTGCTATTCCCACAAGTTTTAGAACTAATCCAACATCTCTAAAGTCTGTAGGAGTATTGAAGAAGTTTCGGAAGGCAGTTTTCGACGTTATAGCAACTATTGGCACAAGTTTTTTTATAAAACCGTTTTTTTATTACGGGGATTCTGACAAAACATCCCCCGTAACTTCTATGGAAGTGTCGATGAATATAGTTGCTGACGCATATGGTGAAGCAATATACGGTTCTTCTAGATATGGAAATATTTTAACAGAATCTATGCCATATTATCAACTCGGAGTTGGTACATCTCTATCAATATCTATACACACTCTAGAAAGTAATAGAGATCAGCATAAGTTTAAATCTATACTAGTACAGTTTTTACCAACTAAAAGGAGAAATTAATGGGCACTTATTTCGATAAAGCACCCCTTCAAGTTTTTACAGGAGAGGTTGTCGAAGCGGCAGATGTAAATAACCTATCAGCAGCTGTAGAAGCCGGATTTGATGATCTAGAAGCAGACACTCAGGCAGGTATTCAAAAAGCATATGAGTGGGCGGAGAAGAACGAAGATGTAGAAGTAGAGACTGGCTTATTCTCCTCTAAACACTACTCTTTGAAATCAGCAGCATCAGCAGTAGCAGCAGAAACCGCTGAAACAAATGCTGAACTTGCGCAAGCAGCAGCAGAGCTTGCTCAGACAGGTGTTGAAACCGCTGAAACAAATGCTGAACTTGCGCAAGCAGCAGCAGAGCTTGCTCAGACAGGTGCAGAAACTGCCGAAACAAATGCTGAACTTGCGCAAGCAGCAGCAGAGCTTGCTCAGACAGGTGCGGAAGCGGCTCAAGCAGCAGCAGAAGCAGCAGCGGATGTTACAGATAGGGTAACAATCCTCGAAAACTCCGCCGATGAAGACAGACGCCTTGATCTGATCACCGGCCTGCATAACGAGGAATTTGTCGCCTCCCGAATCAATGCCATCGACAAACAGCATGCCCCACGCAGAGGATACCAGGAAGATTACTTTAATTACGATACCTATAACACGGGGATTTACACTAGGAAAAATAAGATTTTTCACTCCGATGATACTGTCAAGTTTGATTTACTCCGCCAGATTTTCAATCAGGATGCATATGATGCGCTTGGTGTACCCTCAACCCTCAGGGCTTTGTCGGATGGGGTGAATCTAACAAGTCTTACCGTGTTTATTCCCGCTGCTGATCTTGCCGCCATTGGCATTGTCCCTGATGATGTCACCCCCCCGACCGTTTCTTGTGAGATGAGCTATGCAAAAGGAACGACGAGCGGGTCAGCAGGTTTCTCTTGGTATGTCGGGTTATATTATGACACCTTTGATGAAGGGGCCGGGGTCGATAGAATCCTTTATCAGGCCAACATTACTACCGCCTACGAAATCGGCCTTGGTGATGCTACACTAGATACCATAGTTACCACCATAAATGATGATCTCCGCTTCGGCTATGTGCGAGAGGGGATACCAGTTAATGCCACTTATGCGGGGAAGCCGTTTAAGGGCATGTTTATGCAGTTAAGACGAACCCTGGCAGAAGGCGGCCAGTTTGATCTTGTCAGATTCGTTTGTATTGCCGGCTCTACCCTTGATCCCACAAAGTCCTATCTTAATTATCCCGGCGATTTTGGGGTTGAAGACCGCGAATACAAGCGGATGGGGCTGAAAGATGTTGATAGGCTGTTTGTAATTGGGGACTCAATTACGGCGGGATTCTACAACCAGGAGAATAAGGCTTTTGTCTGCCGCCTCTCACAGTTGCTCGATGCGAATGTAGAAACGTACAGCTCTGCGGGTGGAACATTGCTTGATAGGGTTTTTGAGTTTGTTAACAATGTACCAAATCAACAACTGATTTACCTTAATCAAGCTGTATCTGCTGCGGATCAGGTGTCCTTCCACACTCGCAGACAGGCTTTCGCGTTGGTGTTTACCGGAGAGAACGACCGGGAGATTTACACCAAGGACGAGCATTTTAATAACCTTAGGCAGGCTATTGATCTTCTCCGGCAGAGGGGCTTTGAGCCGATTATTGTCCCAGCTTATCGGGCCTTTGAAGATGCCCCAAACTACCGGCAGTTGAGTGAAGAAACCGGGGTTGTCTGGATTAATATTCACTCCTGGGTTCGCCAGTTTATGACCTACAACTCGAGTCGTGAAGGGTTGCCTCAAGGCACACTTTGGTCGGCATCGCATCCCGGCACTCGGACAAGTGCTATGTTGAGCGATCCACTCCTGAAAGCATTGAAGCAAGCCTTGCCCCGCAATACGTCGGCGCTCAAGCTCTATCGCAGAAGGGATGCTTACACCATCACCACTCTTGCGGATGGGCAATTTCTTAACCTGTATGAGATGGGCGAGAGATGGCAGGAGCTACAGATTACTCATCAGCACATGAGTACCCCTCAATATTACGATGATATCAGTTCCGCAACCAATGGCACCGTAGCTTTTTCGGAATACACCAAACTTATAGATTGGCAGGAAGAAGTCTCGGTTGATGATTACATGCTGGTTCGGGCCAAGCTACCGGTGCTTGCTGGCAAGCTGTCTTCCGCCCGCCTTTGCCTCACTGCTGATTCGGCGGTGACGGTATATGTGGAAAAGGCCGCGCCCCCATACGCGGTGTACCCCATCAATCTTGGAGGGTGGGAAGCACTCGATGATGTTGTAAGTCGAGGGGCTGCCAGATACCGAACAGCCTTCCATTATTCCGGCACCCCTACTATTGTGGTGAATGATACTTATACCGCATCTTCTGTTACCGGAACATTTACAGTCGTCTACCACGATGAAGCGAATAAGATCGTGGTCTGCTCTCCAACTACGGCGGGCCGCTTGGATAAAATGACCGCTGCCTATCCTTATGCTGCCGGGACAATGACCCGGACTGGCGGGACAGGCGAAGCCACGGTCACTTATACTGCTGCCGGGGTCGGCTATGACGATATTTGGTATACCCGGCAAGGCAAACCTCTGGCTGATTATGTTGAGTGCGCCTCTGATGGGATCGGGTATCTGATCCCCGCTGATGCCGTGGCAAACTGTATGCTGGACGGAGAAATCAGGTTTATAATTTTAGGAACAAGCTGGGTGTTGCAAAAGGTCCATATTGAGTGGATCGGGGATGAGATGCGAGAGCCTTTGCAGCTCACCCAGCCCCCAGCGCTACTTGCCACCGGCACGGAGCTTTTGGCCTACCCTCTCACCGGCACCACGGCGGAGCTTGCCAACTGGACCATTACCGGGACAGTGGTACAGGTTACACCGGAAGATGGTGCTGTTCCTGCCGGTTGCACAAAATGCTGCGAGGTGACGCAGACCGACTATATTGCTCAGGCAGTACCGATTACTTTCGACACGATCCTCGATGCTGAGGTAACGGTAAGCGTTTGGGCGCGGTGGTTCCCTGCGCTGTTCGATGGGGGAACTGAGACATACCCAGACGACAGCGAAATCACCGCAGACACCTTCGATTATGCGCCGGTGGAAGTAACGGTGACGGCTGGTAATTTCATCTACACTACCACCGTCTGGGCAAGCACCCATTGGGGTGAGTGCACCTTTGACACTGCTCTGCCCTACGGGGCAACCGGGATCACGGTTACAGTGAAAGCTGGTGGCTCGGAGACCGTGCAGGTTGCCAAAGTATCTGTGAAGAACAGGGCATCTCAAAACGTAGCGCCTACGGACAGCCCGGCCTTTAAAACCATCAAGCTTACAAACCTTTCCGATGGCTATATGCCCAAGCATACCAGTGATGCGGTGGGGATGGAGAACAGCCCGGTTCTCACCGATGGCACAAATGTCGGGATGGGTGGGGCCACTACCCTGCTGTCACCCTTGCAGGTTGGCAGCTCTGGAGCCACAACCTATTCACCCACAAATAAAGGCTTGATCGTGGGAGCAACGGGCAATGTCCTTGGGCTTGTTGGAACAACCCTGGCAAATCTTAATTTTCATATGAGTGGGGTCGCCGCCCGCGTTGCTCTGTTCCAGTCGCAATTAGTAGGTACAGACGGCGGGACGTTTGATGTCTGGACAAAGGCCAACGGAGGTAGCCTGACCCAGCATTTCCGTGTGAGTGATACGGGGATAGCTGGCCTCGGTACGCTTGACCTTGATGGCACCCCAGCAGTGGGCAAGCTCACAGTTAAGGGTGGCTCCAATGATGGAAGCACCAATATCCTAGTCGGCAGGGATAGCGATGAGGCGAACAGGTTTACCGTTGACACCCTGGGGAACGTCCTTAACACCAACAACTCCTACGGTGGGTTTTCAGCCCGAAAGTTGAAAGAGAATATCAGCTACGAGGTTTCACCAAAGCTCGATAAATTAATGGAAGTTCAGCTTTGTAATGCCAACTTCATCGGCAGTGATCTGAAGCAGCTTTGTGTAATTGCTGATGAGATTGAGAAGATCATGCCTAGCCTGGTCAACCATCACCCCGATATGGAGCGGGTGCCGGACACTGATTGGGAACCCAAGGAAGAGCAAGTACCGGTTATGGAAACGGTTATGGTGAAAAAAACCAGGGCCGAGGTTGTGGATGTGGATGGTAAATTTGTTTTGAAGACCATCACCGAAGAGGTTGAGGAAGAGCGGCAAATTATCGACGAATTTGATCTATACGATGAAACCGGGGCAATCCTTGTAGATAAGAATGGTAATCCGATAAAATATAAAGTGCCGAGAACCATCACTCGGATGCAGGATGAGAACGAGCGTCCGGCAATCGTCCGGCCAACAGGGACCACCACTGAGTCGGTAAAATATTCGGTGCTTGGGCTTGTCCACCTAAAGGCATTCCAAGAGTTTGTTTTAGAGGTCAGAGCGCGGTTGGATGTATCGGAGAGGCGCTGCCAGGGAGACTGCTGCACGCTGCTGCCGTGGAAAGCTAAGAATTAGACAAAGGAGATGTTGAGATGCTTGAGACAATAATCGTGGCGTTAATCGTGGGGGCCATATCCTCCGCTGTAAGTAACTACATCGCGTTCAAGGTGATGCAATCATCTACCCGCCTTGAGTTTGACGCGGTGAAATCAAACATAAGCCGCCACGATGCCGCCCTGGGGAGAGCCGTGTATCGAGACCATTGCGACAGTTGCAAGGATCGGGAGGAAGTCAGGCAGAAGCATTCTGATGAGCGCCATCAGGAGCTTGTACGCCGAACGATCTCCATGGAGGATTCGTTCCGATCTTGCTTTGATGACCTCGTTAAGCACCTAAGCAAATGACCCCCTGTATAAATTGCTCGCAGTACTGCACCGAGGGCTGTGAGCATAATATCTCAGTGATTGAAGATGGGCACGGTAATGTCTGGCGAAACTGGTGCTGGCATTGCCATAAACCAACGATGGAAATAGTTAGACCGGGGAGGATACAATGCCAGATTTGCGGGAAGTAGAACCCTGCTTGCAGGTTTGTCCTGGCCCCAGCTACCCTAAATTCTGGGGTTGTCCAGAGATGGGCCATAGTAAATTCGGGTATACTATAGATGATAAACAAATGGAGGATGATAGAAAATGACAGTTCAGCAACTTGTAAAACGTGACCCAAAACCAATTCGCATTAGTAAAAAGGGTGTTACAATCACCACAGGATCATCTGCTGCATCTGTAGCTATACCTAATACATCTTCTGGGCCTGCCCCCCATCAGGTTAGATTAGCAGCAACTGCCGCTTGTTATGCCCGCCTTGGCACTCCGAGTGAGGGGTCTGCTGCTGTGGCTGATGGCGGTACTGGATATGTTACCGGGAATACGGTGACACTAGCTGGTGGTACTTATACTGATCCTATGACTTTCGACATAGCAACTTTCGGACTCGTATCAGCAGGAGTTAATGCCCCTGGGTCTGGATATGCTAAAGATGATACTGTGACACTGCTGGGTGGTACGGCAGCTACCAAAGCTGTTTTGGATGTAGATACTACTCAGCTTGTAAGTGTGGCTGTTGATGCAGCAGGAACTGGATATGTTGCCGATGATACTATTACTCTCGCAGGAGGCACAGCTAGTGCTGCGGCAGTTCTGACTGTTGACACCACAAAACTTGTATCTGCGGCGGTAAATGCAGCTGGTTCTGGTTATGCTAAAGATGATGTCATAATCACAGCTGGCGGAACCGGCACCCCAGCAGAAATCACCATTGCTACCACGGCACTGGTCACTGTTGATCTCAATGCAGCGGGCACTGGATACGTCACTGCTGACACCATTACTCTGGCTGGTGGGACATCAAGCCAAAAGGCTGTAGTTACTCTGGATTCAACACAGGTTGTTTCTTTGGCAGTAGATTCAGCAGGAACTGGGTATATACCAGGAGAGGTTATAACCGCAGCTGGTGGCACCTTCTCTGAGGCTGCTACAATTACTGTAGATACTACTAAAGCTGTATCAGCTACTGTGGCAGCTGGTGGTTCTGGTGATCTTACAGATGGTGCAAACGTAATTGTAGAAGGTACTACTGGTACAGGCACCAAGTTTCAAGCTAGTGTAACTATTTCCAGTAATGCAATCGTTTCTGTACAATCAATATCCACTGCTGGAAGCTATACTGTAAATCCCACTGATATTACACAAGAACCAGTAATATATATCAGTGGTGCAGGTGGGGGAACTGTACTGACGGGGGCACAATTAAATGTGGTTATGGGAGTTGATACTATTTCTCTAACTACCGGTGGTGTATACACCGTAGAAAGTGCTGCGCTAACTCAAGGTAGTTCTGACGGAGATGGGGTAGCCGCAACTTTCGATACTGCCGTATTTGGAGTTGGAACTTTCAGTATTACAACAGCTGGTAGTTACACTGTTAATAGTCTAACATTCACACAGGACTCCACATCTGGAGCTGGTGTTGGGGCTACTTTTGATGGTGGGCTGTACGGAGTTCTGACTTTTACTATCACGGATGGTGGTGCATATACAGTCAACAGTGCAGCACTTACACAAGCATCTGCCGATCCTGCTGGTGGTACAGGAGTTACTTTTAATACGGGAGTTTTCGGGGTTGGAACATTTTCTATTACCACTCCCGGTAGTTACACCGTTAATAGTGCAACCTTTACTCAAACATCTACAACTGGTACTGGTGTTGATGCAACCTTTGACACCGGCCTGTTTGGTGTACTAACTACTTCAATTAATACAGCTGGTGTTTATTCCGTAACTTCTCTAACATTCACTCAATATGCCACGGATGGCACAGGTACTGGGGTTACTTTCGATACCGGTGTTTACAAGATACTCACCGTGACTGTCGATGATTCAGGTGCTTATACTGTTCAACCATCTAACCCCGTATCTACAACTACAGATGGTGACGGGGAGTCTGCTACTTTAACAGTTACATGGCTAACAGCAGCAGCTGCTGGGGATATACTGATTGTTCCTGGAGACTCTATTATCTTAGACGCAACTGGTTTCGACCACGTCTCCGCAATCCAGGTAACTGGGGCAGGGGTATTGGTTATCAGTCCTATCGAAAACTAAGTCCTCCGGCAATAAAGATAGAAGAGGAGAATATAATGTTTGTAACACTGATTTCATTTTTAGGTGGTAGTGCTTTCAGGATGATCTTCGGGGCAGTGTCAGATTGGTTCGGTAAAAAACAAGACCATGCCAATGAGATGGATATGCAACGGCTACAGTCAGAGCTTGATTCTGTCCGTCATACAAGAGACCTCGAGCGGCTACGGCTACAATCAGACCTTGGTGTAAAAGAGATTATGGTTCAAGCAGATGCTGCTGATAGGAAGGCCATGTCGGAAGCTTTTAAAGAGGCTGTAAAGGCCACTAACACCGTCACGGGCATAGGCTGGGTAGATTCGTGGAATCATATAATCCGACCATGTGGAGCATCCATATCCCTGCTTGTTTGGGTGGTAGCTATGGCAGTTACTGGGTTTGTTCTTGACCAGATGGATTGGGCATTGATCTCTGCATTCCTCGGAGTATTTGTTGGTGACAGGATTCACACACGGAGTAAGTCGTGCTAGAGCTTTTTTCATTAATAAAGAAGTTTGAGGGTTGTAAGCTGATGCCCTACTGGTGCCCTGCTGGGGTTTTAACGTGTGGATGGGGTTCTACTGGCCCCGACATATTCCCCGGCAGGGCGTGGACACAGGAGTATGCAGATCAGCGACTTGAGAATGATGCTATACGTTTTGTAGCTGGAACACTTGCGTTATGCCCCACATTAAGAGAAAACAAACTCTATGCTATCTCAGACTTCTCATATAATCTTGGTCTTGGTAGGTTAAAAGCTTCAACTCTCCGCAAGCGGCTCAATGCAGGGTTGTCACCAGACACTGAGCTAAGGAAGTGGGTCAATGGTGGTGGAAAGAAGCTCCTTGGTTTAGTAGCAAGGCGAGAAGCAGAGATTTCTTTATTTAGGAGATAGCTATGCCTGCAAGGATAATACAAAAATTAAAAGATTTATGAGATGTATCTCTAGAACAGGCTAACTATCTCTTAACCTTCGCCATATCTGGTATTGTCGGTGGCGGGTTATCAACATCTGGTGCAGTAAATCTCAGCGATACATTATCTGTGAATGAAGAAACAAAAACGATAGTACTAGCTGACGCAGTTGACCAAGCAAATGAACCGGGCGAAGTGTACTGGGATTTATCCCACAGATGCGTTTCTGTTTATACAGGACTAGGCGATACACTACATCTTGGACATTCGTTGCAGGGAGTTGGAGTAAATAAAACCGGGGGTGCGAGTTCTTTTGGTAAGGTCGTATATCTTAGTGGTACTCAAGGTAATCGTCCAACTTTTGACTATGCGGATGCGAGTGATGGAGCTAAGGTTGTAACAGTAGGTATTGTCACCACAGAAAATGGGGATAATGAAGAAGATTCAGTCCTAACTTTTGGGGAAGTATCGGGGTTTAACACATCAGCATGGGTAGCCGGAACCCATCTCTATATTGCAGCAGATGGGACTGGAACTTTGACATCTACTGCACCAAGCCGTCCAAATTATAGAATACTAATGGGGACTGTAATAGTTCAACATGCTGTGCAAGGTGCTATCTTCGTTCATCCTGGAATTGACTATTCTGATGGGGTAACTCTACACGAATTAGATATTTTAACACAGGTTACAATTTCAGAAAATCTAGTTCTGCCTAAGGTACCTGGATATGGAATTAAAGTAGAGCCTGATAGTCCAACTTTTGGATTTAGAGATTTACTGGGAGAGATAAAAATTCTCTCTCCTGGTGCTAATGATCCTACCTTAGCAGTTTTTAGAGATTCAATTAGGGCTTTTTCGTTCAGTAATGCTGTAATGAATGAGGCGAACTTTCATTTTCACATCCCACATGATTATGCACCATCAAGCGATATTTTTATTCACGCACATTGGAGCCAGAATGTAATTGATACAGGTGGACCTGCTGGAGTTCCGGGGGATGTTAAGTGGCAGTTTGAAGTTACCTATGCAAAAGCCCACAATCAAGCAGCTTTCTCAGCATCTTTCACAACTTCAGTAGTTGGTACAGCCAGCACAACACAGTATCAGCATCTACTGCATGAAGTACAACTATCAGCAGCAAGCCCATCAGCAACCCAAATAGATTCAGATATTATCGAACCAGACGGGTTAATAATTGTCAGAGCATTCCGAAACCCTGTTGATGCAGCGGATACATTAAACCAAGTACCTTTTTTACATTATGTTGATATTCACTATCAGTCAACTAACATAGCTACTAAGGCGAAAGCCCCAGATTTCTGGACATAATTATGGTGAATATATGCATCTAACACTATTACACGATGTGGCGGTTTTCTGCCGTTTGTATGATCCTGAAATCTTACAGTGGTATACTGGAACTGGATGGAGCGCAACACTAGCCTCAGCAAACATAATTACACTAACTGCTGACGATGTTGGTGATCCTGATTTTGATAGGTATTCCGGCACCACTGGCGCATGGCCTTCTGGTGATTATCTGGTTGAATATTATGACTCAACAGGTGCTGTTATAAATGAAGAGAGGTTAGCTCTTACAATGGTAGAAGAGATTACAGCATCCGCTAGGGGTGTTTGGGATTACGAGATTCGGCTATTAACAGACAAGTCTGGGATTAGAATTAAAAGGTCTTAAAGGAGAATAACTATGGCATTCGAGTGGGCTGAGATAGATTACACGCCACCAGATGTAGTACAAAATCAAGATGCTACTGTTTACCAGACACCTGAGACAAAGGTGGCTAAACAGATGGAGACCCTTCTCCAATCAGATTCCCCACTCTTGAAAATTGCTGATACCAGAGCACGGGAGGAGGCTAATCAGTTGGGGCTACTATCCTCTTCAATGGCCGTGGGTGCAGGACAGCGTGAGGCTATGAAGCAAATGCTCCCCATTGCCCAGCAAGATGCCCAGAGTGCTACACAGTTTGGTGTTCAACAGCAACAGGGTGATACACAGTCAGTGGCACAGCAGAATCAGGGGTCAGTGCAATCTGCCTTAGCATCTCAACAAGGTGGGGTGACTTCCCAGTTACAAGACCAGAAAGCTGCTGAGACTGAGCAACTTGCTAATGTCCAGTATACACTGAATAAAGACTTACAGCTGCTAGATCAGGATTTTAAAACATATCTGGGGCAGCTGGATGTAACTCAGAAAGAGAAAGCCAATCTTACACAGTATGCAACTGGATTGGCAGATAGGATGATGACAGAAATTGCTAATCTTCAGCGTGATCCAAGTGTAAATGAAACGGCTAAGAACATTGCGATTGCTAATTTACAGGGTCTCTACAAGTCACAGTTACAAACCCTAAGTTCCCTATACAATGTTGAATTAACATGGGCTGATCCAAATTTGACCCCCTTTAGTGAGTCTGGTGCAGAAACAACCCAACCACTGTCTGGGTGGTTGGGTATTCTTCAATCTGCCCCATCTGAAGAGGTTTTTCAGGCATAATGGCTATCCAGCTTTTAACAGAAGCAAATACTTCCAGTATTCTAAGTATTTTAAATACACCCAAAGTCTTACGAGCATCTGCTGAAGAGAATATACAGAGTATAACATCTTTAGATTTTTCTCGTAATCTTTTTATGGGTGTTTTTGAACAGCAGGAGTTGGTGGGTGTAGTTAGGTTGGAAGATTTTGCAGCTTTCGTTTCAATCATTCATGTGGTTGCAACACCCAAAGCATACGGGATAAGGGGATATACAGAGGTATTACCTTTTATCTTCAACAACACAAGTATTAGAAAATTAGTAGCATTCATCCCGGCATTTAATAGATTGACTGTTAAATTAGCAAAAGATGCTGGTTTTAAACAAGAGGGTTTAATATCCTCTGCTTATGCAAAAAATTGGAGAATGCATGATTTGCTAGTATTTGGTTTATCAAAAGGAGAATTATTATGCCCCCAGTAGTAATTGGTGTAGCAGCAGCATGGGCAGCAGGAGCAGCAGTTAGTACGGCCATAGCCGGCACTGCCATCGCAGGAACCCTGATGGGTTCTGTTTTGGTTGGAGTGGTTGCAGGTGCTGTTGGTGGTGCTGCATCTGCTGCTGTTAGTGGTGGTAATATTGGCAAATCTGCATTGAAGAGTGCTCTATTTGGCGGCATTACGGCGGGTATTGCGCATGGTTTAGGTTTTAGTGCTAGCGGTGCTGAAGAGTCTTCTATCACAGAATCTGTTTCATCTCAGGGGCTATCACCAGGTCAGGGTGGTGGGGAAGTATCTCTGGTAGATTCAGTTTCTAGCCAGGGACTAATGCCAGGTAAGCAACTCACAGGTGCTGCTGCTACAGTAGGTTCTCCTACCTCCGGCTCTACTGCACCTCTGACAGAATCCGCTTCTAACGCATTTAAGACGCTATCAGCTCAAGTATTAGACGCCGGTTCTAAAACTACCAGCGGAATACTTGGAGAAGTCAAGGGAATTTGGAGCGGGCTTGATTCCACAGGTAAAGCTGCCATTGTAACGATGGGTGGTAATGCTCTCGCTGGTATGGCTAAGGGTGCTGGGGAGGAAGAAGCTGCTGAAATCGCTGCTAAGAGTGCCGAAGATACCCTAAGATTGCAAGCACAGTTAAAGGAAGTCAGCTATATGCCTCAGATAGGGAACCAAGCAGTGACTAAAGCTACTGCACCCCACTGGCAATCAGTAACCCCAAATAGACCTAGTGCTAATAACCCATACTTTGTGGAGGTAGTGCCTAATGCCATCTAAAATGCCATTAGAATCTCAAGTTGAAACAGAAGTTGGTACCCCTATCCCAGAAGAAGTTGCCCCCGCAACGAGTGGAACACAACTATCTGATGCGGCCCCAACACAACTGACCCCCGAACAAGATGAGCAGCTATCATTGTTTGTGGCTAATGCTCTGAAAATGGTACACACACCCCAATCAACAGACTCCATCCTAGCAGAGATAAAAGCATCCCCGAATAAAGGGGTTGCTTTGGGTAAGATTTCAGAACAGATTGTAGAACGTCTGGAATCAGAAGCAGAAACTAACGGAGTCAAGATAGATGCGGTAGTATCTATTATAGGTGCTCTAAAGATACTAGATGAACTCGTAACCATCTCTAAGGGGACTAAAGCAATTCAGGACTTCACAGAAGAAGATGCTAAAATTGCTGTCGGTCAGTTTGTAGGGCAGTATTTTGAAAATGCAATAGGAACTGGTAGGATGAAGAAAGAGGAGCTAGTAGCTCTTGGCAGAGAATATGCCAAAGATGAGAAACTACGAGTAGAAGAGCCAGGTATGCTAGAGCAAGCTCAGGCAGGAGGTAAATAATATGAGTCTTCTGATGGGGGCGTTAGGCGGCTTGGGAAAGGGCATGGCAGAGGTGGGAGAGTTGTATGGTAAGAAGGCTCTTATAGAGGCTGAGGCTTTGCAAAAAGAAAATCTATTGCGTCTCGGTATCACGTTGGGTGAGGAATCTAAATTAAGGACAGAAAAAGAGTTATATGATCGAACTGTATCTCGTGCTCCAGCTGAGTTAGCACGAAAGGTTACGGAAACTGAGACTATCGGTGATGTTAATATAGGTCTTGAGGAAAAGAAGAAAAAAACACTTTTCCCGTTAGAGCTGGATCAGGCCAAGCAAACCAAGCAAGCAGAGATTGACATTCAAATAGCCAACATACCGCGAATATCTGCTGCTGACACAAAAGCGAAGAAGTTGGCTATTGCAGATTTAAATAGTAGCCTCGGACTAGCACCGTCAGAACAGAGGAGGGTTGCTGCTGCTATGGCTACTGGTCTTGATGTACTTAAACCAGTAGAGATGAAAAATGGTGATAAGATTTCCGCGAATAAAATGCTTGAAACATATATGTCAGCACTGAACACCTCTCGTGAGGAAGTAGTTGCAGAGCAGTCTGAAAAGGGTAGTTGGCCTTGGGGCGACAAGAAGCTATCCAAAGACGAGATAGAAAAAGAAGTTGTCAGGAGAGCCAGGAATACCACACAGTCTGTCATTACTATGATACAAGGTGGTGCTGGTGCTGGTGGGGGTGGAGCTTCTATTGACAGCATACTGTCAGATATAACTACAGTAGATGGGGCTTTAAAGAGGAGTATAGCTTCTGGTACAACTACCCAAACTCTAAAAGAGACAGCTAAGAAGGAGTTTGAAAGTGGGGTTATAAACGAGCCAACATATAAACTAATTAGTAATCGTATAACATCACTAGAAGACTTGGGTTTTAAACCAAAAGAAAATAAGTCACCAGACAAAGCGTCTACTAAACAAATACCAACCAAGGTAGACACCCCTGAAATAGGGTCCGTGTACTTAAAAGCCGGTTTTACTCCCGGTAATATGCCAGCAGATAAATTAGCAAGGGGTACTAAGTCGTTTATGGATACAGCTTTCAAAGATACGGGTAACAGAAATAAAGGTTTTTAGAGTAACAATATTTAACACAAAGAGGAACATTAATGGACTTTCTGAATTATGACGCTCTTTCCACAATGAAACAACCTAGTGGCATTGGCAGTGATTGGATAGAAGCCCCGAAAGAAGAACCATCTTGGAACCTAGACGTTGGCAAGCGATTCTATAAATCTACTACCGAAAGTCTTGGCCTCCTGTCAGGTGCCGCTGCTGCCCTATCATCTTCTCTTGGATATGACAAGGGCAGAGACTTCTTTATTGAGAAGTCCTCTAACCTATTCGACACTGCCGAAGCTGTTGATGTAATTGAAACATCTCTTAAAGATATTGTCAATGCCAAAGGTATTGGTAACACATCTGAACTTGTAGCTAAGAAGGTTGCAGAAACTCTTGTTGAGTATGTTCCCACATTCATCTCTATGTTTGCTGGTGGTGCTGGTGGTGCTCAGTTTGGTGCTAAGATTGCTGGTAAGGCTGGAGGTCGTGAGCTTGTAGAAAAGATGTTGGCAAAATCTTTTAAAAACAATCTTGATACCATCACTGCTAACACTCTTGCCAGTGGTGTCAAGAATGTTTCTATAGATGAGCTTCGTAAACAAGCTATCAAGGCCACTGCTCGTAATGCTGGTGCTCTCGCAGGTATGGCTGCCTATGAGGGGACACTAGAAGGCGGTGGCATGTTTCTCGAAGATGTAAAAACCAGGGGAGCAGAAGCAGCCTCTCCAGGCGCAGCAGCTCTAGGTGGTGCAACAGTTGCTGGTATCTCTATGCTATCCCCCCTCAACAGAGTCATGTCCTCTGCTCTTGGTAAGCAAGTAGTTACCAAAGCTGGTAAGCGTGTACTAGCAGAGATTTCTCTTGGTGAAGCAACAGAAGAGGTTCTGCAAGAAAGTGTTAGCATCCTACACAAAGCTGGCATTGACCCCAACATGACTGTTGGTGAGGCTTTTAGTGATGAGGATGCAAGATACCGTCTAGCAGAGGCAGGTATCGCTGGTGCCCTGGTTGGTACAGTTTATGGTGGTACTACACATCTAGCATCCCAAAGGAAGAGCAACGTACTTGATAACCCAGACGAGATACTGAAGCGATATAATATTGATGCTAAGGGTGATGTAATAGACACCCTTGATTTTACAGGGTTGGCTAAAACTACTGGCCCTGCTACTGTACCCCAAGAAGATGCAGAACTTGGTATGTTTGGTAGGGAGGTGGACAAGTATCGTAAAGAGGCAAACAAACCTGGTGCTGCTGCTGTAGTAGAGACAGACACGCTTGGTGAGTCTGCTCGTAATAGAAAGGTATATCAACAAGAGATAGAAAATGCCCTAAAAGGTTTTGATACAGAACAAATGCTTGGCACTACTGTCCCTGCTATGGTTTCTCAAGAAGAGTTTGCAACTAATAGAGAAACAAGTGAGTTTGAGAAACAAGCAGACCAATATCGTAAAGACAAGAATTTACCAATTTCAGAAGATGTTAAATTATCTCAGAAGAGTGCCAGAGAGTACAGAGAAAGAGTTGTAGAAGCTGTTCATAACTTTGACTCCCCCTCTGTAGCCGAGCAGAATGCAATAACTTCTTTTATATCGGCAGCTACTGAATACAATAAAACTAAGAATGATGCCACCCTCCAAGCAAAGAATCGTGAAGAGGCAGCCTTACGTTTTACTTTTAGAGAGAAGTCCCAGAAACACCAAGAATATGTGGATAGTGTTGTAAGTGCATTCCAGCCCTTTGAGGGAGAAGTTGCACCAACACCATCTACCACTACACCAACACTTCAAGAACCCGTCACAGGGGCTTTAAACGGCCTTGCTGAGGCTGCTGCTACACCAGTCATATCTGCCAATAAAAGAGATAGGCTAGCAATCCCAGAGACCCAAGAAAAAGTGCAACCCCTGGAAGAGACCAGCAGAGAAAAAGTTAAAGCAACTGCTGTAACTCTCACCGACATAACGCCGGAAGGTTCGCTAGAAACTGACGCAGATATTCTCCCATATGAGGAAGCTTCTCGGCGTATTGACACAGCTATATCCAACCTCCGTGGGTCTTCTTGGAGTGTTGATTTAGTGTCTGCCATATTGAGGGCAGATGCTGCTGGTGTTAAGGCTGCCCTAGATGAGATAGTGAGGGGAGGTGAGAACCGCCTATCTGTCTTTAACAAAGCTGCCGCTAAAGCTAGAACTATCGGCAAGCAGGGTGGCTTTCAAGAGAATGTAGAACAAGCTATTGAGGGGGTTAAGGGGGAAACTACACCCCTAACTTGGGCAGCAACCGACAAATCTCATGGCGGTGGAGTTCTTACATCTATGTCTGTTGGTCCTATTACATACACAGTTAATGGGGCTACTAAACGTGGTAAGAAGTTTTCTATAATTCGTAAAGATAACACTACTGGTAAATCTTCAGTTATTATAGAAAATATAGCTTCAGTTATGAAAGCTAAATCAGAGCTTGCAAAGAATGAACAGTTTATTGCAGATAAAGCTGAGCACGTTAGTAGGGCATCCCGTAGATCGTCTTATAAGGTCATCTCATTTAATGAGGCCAAGGATTCCTTAGATAACCTTGGTGTGGTAGCAGAAGAAGCTGCACAAAAGGTTACTAAAAGTGTTACTAAGAGTGAACCCCAAGAAGTTGCTGAGGCTGCCCCTGTAAAGAGTATCTTCACTGTAGAAGAAGTAACTGATACATTAGAGGGGATGTTGCGGAGGGGTAAGCTTTCTGAGGAAGATAAGGCAAATCTCAGAACTATAGCTGATACTGATCCAGCATTTGCTATCACCTTTGGCCCCAAAACTGATTTTAATAGAGATGCTAACAAACTAACCATCAAGGGGGGGACAAGCCCCAGTGACACCCTAGAGATTATTGCAAACCAAATCAGTAAGTTGGCTGGGCCAGTGGTGGCGGAGAAACCTGCAACCCCCAAACCTAAAGAGTCTGTTGCAGCCCCTGCCAAAACCACCACAGAGAAACCCAAGAAGGTTGTAAAAAGTATTGCTGATAAGACGGCAGAACGCAAAGAAGCTAAACAAGAGGTTGCTAAGGAAGAGAAGGCTGCCAGTGGTGGTATAACTTCTAGCATGGTAAGGGATGCTGACGGGGAATTAGTTGGTCATCAGATCACCGATGGTACAAATACTGCTGTTATTTTCAGAGACACGGACTCTGGGTGGTGGTATGATGAGGCTACTGTTAATACCTTAATGCAAACACCCGTAGGGTTTACAAAAGCAGAAGCTATTGCCCATTTTAAAGAGAAGTGGGATAGTGCTAAGAAGACCCCAGAAAAACCTAAAACCATTATCAGAAGGAAGGAAGATACCAGCGATACCAAATTCCTCACCAAAGACAGCGATACAGACACAGGCATAGATGCTGATGAGTTAAGAGGCAATCTTGACTTCAACGATGTCATGGGTGTTATGCCCGTTGTCCACATCGAACAATCTGTCACTGATCTGCCTCAAAGCTTGCAGGAAGACATTAAAAAATATGGCAAGCCAGTATTAGGGGCTTTCCATAAGGGAGAGATTTATCTCATAGCTGATAATATTACCTCTGTTGAAGAGGCCCAGAGAGCACTACTACATGAGGGTAGACATGCCGGACTTTCTTTCCTACTTGGAAAAGACTTCAGAACAGTGATGACTTCTGCCTACAAGGTATTCAAAAATGAAGTGAATGCTTACATGACTCGTAATGATCTTGAGGATAATATTGGCAATAGACTAAAAGCCGCTGAAGAGGTGTTGGTAGATAAGTGGAAGAAGGGAGTTAAGCATAGTTTTCTTAATAGGGTTATACAAGCTATTCAAAGAAATCTAAGAAAACTCTTTCCATCCCTAAGTCTTAGTAAGTCTGAGTTGATGTCTGTAATTACTAATGTTGATGGGTTTATTGAAACTCGTGAAAATGGTAATAGGCTGATTCTTCCTACCCGCGTGATTAGTGCGGAAGAGGTATCTGAAGTACCTACATTTCCCACGGGTAAGGTTTTAGTAGAATTGCCAGAGTTATTAATTGCTGGGGAGACTATAATAAAAAGTGAGTCCACTTTAGTTGCTTCCAAACTAAACCAAAACCCCGATACCAAATTTCTCACCAGAAAATCTGTACCCAACACCCTCACAGAGAAGGATGTGGCCCTGATGGACAAACTCAAACACTCCGAAGAGACTGTTGGAGAGAGCTTCATAAGACACATGCAGGACACCAAGGAGATTGCTAAAGATTGGACAGCTAGTGTTATACTACGATTAGAGAGGATTGCTCCTAAAATCTCAGCTAAATTAATGAAAGCTGAGGCCGATATTAATCTTGATACCAGAAGATATGGTGATGTATTTAGAGGGGGTGCTATACCAGCTTGGAAGCTAATGAAGAAGCATGGGGTGCATCTTTTATTCCAAGATTATGCCACTAATCAGAATGCAGAGGGTATGCGTAGGGTATTGAAATCTGTAGGAGCAGACCCCGCAATAACAGATGATATTGCAGGTGTATGGAGAGAGATTGGGGATGGATTGCAAGAGGTTGGTCTTCTCTATAAGCGGAATGACTTCTATATCCCAAGACGGGTTAAAGATTTGGATGGGCTATTGGCATATACCTACACACATATAACCCAAGCAAAGATACCAGAATCTGAGAAAGAAGCTTGGACACCTTTCATTCAAATCATACGAGCAAAAGAGAAGGCTGAGGGTAGGGAGCTATCCCCAGCAGAGCAGAAACAAGCCCTAGCCGACTATTTCAAGGCAGGTGAAAGTCCCTATATGAAACGGCCTGGGCTGGTAAAAGAACGTACAATTAAGCATGTAACATCAGGAATGCAACAGTTTTACCACCCATTCCTCGAAGCTATGCAAATATCCCTTACAGAGTCGTTGGAAGCTATTCACATGCGGAAGATGCTCGGTTCTACACCACTAATATCACAAATGAAGTTGGCTAGAACACTAGAGGGCAGTATCGAGAAACTCAATAAGTTAATTGAGGGGGCTGAGGAAAAAGATAAAGCTGCATTAATTGAAAGCAGAGATGCATTGAAGGAGAGAAAGAGGAAAGCAGACGCATCAATAGATAGATCAGAGGAAGCTCTGAATGATTCTATTGCTGGGTTTGTTATGGACACCGTTAAACCAGAACACCAACAAACTGCCATCAAACTGATAAGTGGCAGACTGAAGCAGAAGGGTGTTCATGGGCCATTGGGTGTTGTAAATGATATTACCTACGGCGTTCTACTTGGTGGTGCCCAGAATGCTCTCACCCAGATTGGGGATCAAGCGATTAACATATTCAACGAGGGGCCGTTTAAAACCTTCAGAGAAGCTTTATCAGCTGGCCGTGCTTTATACAATGGGACGGCATTTGTTAAAAAGTATTTTGACATGTCTAGGTCACAGCAAGACTTCCCAACTGGTACAGTATCCCATGGTGTTGACTTGTTATTCCGCCTATCCGGGTTAAAGGGTATGGATTTGTGGGGTAAAGAGACTACACTTAGATTATCCCTAAAAAAATATGCACAGATGGCTAAGAGGGGTGATTTTAAGAGTTTTGAAAAGAAGTGGGGAGATGTTCTACCAGATATTGAAGGAATATTTGAGGATTTAAGAACCTATAATAAAAATGGTGAACTTACAGATAATATCCTTCGGATGATGTTTGCCAGACTGGGGGAGAATCAAAGCATAATGTTAAGTAATTCTCCACATGCGTACTTAGTGGGTGGAAACTTACGATCCCTTTGGATGTTGAAGAAGTTTCAGTTGACTATCATTAATAGGGCTGTTCACTCCTATATGATAGATACTAAGAGTGGGAATCATGTTAAAGCATTTGTTAATATGGCTTCCCTGGTAACACTATTAGTATTATCTGGTGCTGGTCTGGATGAGTTAAAGGATTGGATAGCAGGCAGGGATGAGCCATTCTCCGACACTGTTGCCGATAACTTTGTGAAGCTATTTCTACTAAATCGGTACGGATTGGATAAGGGGCATAAGACAGATTCCTTTTTTACCACCCTATTTAATGGTTTATTGCCGCCAGTCTTCAAGGGTCCAGATGCAGTATGGGCGGATGCTAAAGCATTTCTTGATGATGAAGTGGACTTTAAGGCCAAGTCACTACAGTTTGCTCCGGTTTTTGGTAACACCATTTATTCTTGGTTAAGCACCACCAAAGAGTCCAGATTAAAACGTAATAAGTCTTCTATACAAAGGGAGTTTAATGAAGGAGCCCCACTATACAAACTGAACCCAAGGATTCAGGAGCATAATAGGATGGCAATACGAGATGAGCAGCCAGACTTGAAGCTATCTACTACACTATTGAGAAGTAACAAGAGAAAGGCTAATCAGCGCAAGAAAAAGAAGCAGAAGGCTCGTAGAGAGAATAATAGTATCCATCTCGTTACAGACTTTTAAAACAAATAAAAAACCCCGTTAGGAACTATTAAGTCCTAACGGGGTTTTTGTTTAGCTACTACCCACTAATTTTATACCCTAGCAACAGAAATAGAATTAAGAAAATGAAAGCACCGAGAGTTATCAAAATCTATCACCCACACTTAGACGCTCCACATAAAGAGCACTTGCTACACCCCTCAACAAACACCATCTCCCCCCCACAGTCTACACACACCTGTTTGGAGTAGACAAACTGTTTGATGTACTTCCTCAACACTCTGTTTACAGCGGCAGCAAAATCAGTAATATCCCCACTAGCTTTTTCAAGCTGCTTAACAATAAACTCGAAATGAACGCCATGCCTTAGAGAGAGGCTAATCATTCTAGTCAATGCTCTCTGTTCTGGGTTCATGAGATTGTGGGCGATATCTTTGAACTCTGTCTCTGAGTTTTTTATCTTCACCACCAGAGCGTACTCGCCACCCTTCCCCTTAACTAGCACACCATTCTTACAAGTCTTGGGGATGTATATATCTTCTGATTCCCCTGCAAACAGCTCGTAAGGTGCCCCGTTTAAGATGCCTACAAGTACAACCCATGAAGTCCCTTGGACATTGCAGTGATGAATATCCACAGGGAGTGAAGTAGGTCTCTTGGGGGACAGCCTATAAACTATACCTTCTGGCCTTTCCGTCTTCACTGACTTACTCAGGGTGGTATTTAGTACCTGCCCATCCCTGGACCCGTCACGATACACCGTAACCCCCTTACAACCAGCCTCATAAGCAAGCTTATACACCATCTTAACATCTTCAACAGTAGCTGTAGATGGCATATTGATAGTTTTTGATATCGAGCTATCAACATACTTTTGCACAGCAGCTTGCATCAAAACATGACCTCTGGGTGAGATATCATTAGCACCCTTGAACAACCGTTTGATATCTTCTGGTACTTCTGGAATATTAACTGTACCAGCTATCCTCACCCTCTCAATAATTTCAGAAGTCTCTGATGCTGACTTGACCTTCAGAAGAGATTGTTCAAACCACTTATTCACCAGCACCAACTTTTCACCATCAAGAACATGCTTCATAGTGATTGCAGAATAGTAAGGCTCTACACCACTGGAGCAGTCAGCCAGCATACTGAGAGTTCCGGTTGGGGCACAAGTAGTGAGGGCTGCATTTCTGCGCTTAGGGCAACCTTCCACCCACCCTTTATACAGACCCTCTTTCTCCCCTAACTCCTCTGACTTTTCATTGCAACTATCATAAACCCATTCCATTACTCTCCCGGCAAAAAATCTACCCTCTTTTGAATCGTATGGTATACCAAGCTGGATTAGATAATCATGGAAACCCATAATACCAATACCAATTTTCCTTGTCATTTCTAGGGCTTCTTGACATTCTGGGATTGGCATAATACTTTTATCTAAAACTCGGTTCATAAACAGAGTAGCTGCATGGACAGTGTACTTTAATCGTAACCACTCAACCACACCATCTTTAACAAAATTACCAATGTTGATGCTGCATAAAGAGCAGGACTCGTAGGGTAACAGCCATTGCTCACCACAAGGATTTGTAGCCTCCAGCTTACCTAAGTGAGGTACTGTGTTTGCTCGTTCTGCTGTATCCACAAACAGGATGCCAGGCTCACCACTCAACCAAGCCTTCTCACATAACAAATCCCACAACTTATTCTCCTCGCCCCCAGTCTCTATTTTTTCCATAAAAGAATCTGGGGCAAGTACAGATAGGTTGAAGTTAGTTAACTTTGTTTTATCTTCTTTACATTTGACAAAGGGGATAATATCTGAGTGGTCTGTGTATAGCGCACCCATATTAGCCCCCTTCCTACGACCACCTTGTTTGATTACATCTGTACTTTTATCTTGAACCTCCATAAAACTAAGAGGTCCACTTGCTACACCCTGCGTTGATCTTACTTCAGAATTAGCACCCCTAAGTTTAGAATAGTTAGCCCCAACACCCCCGCCACTTTTACTTATCTTGGCAGAGTCTGCATAAAACTTATAGATTGAATCAATAGAATCACCTATAGGTAAAACAAAACATGCAGAATAAGAGGTGATTGGTGTACCAGCATTCATTAGAGTGGGGGAATTTGGTAGGAAGTTGCCCTCAAACATTTCATTGTAAAATAAGTCTTTTTCTTTCTGAGTTACGCCGAAGAAGTTAGAAACCCTCCAGCATAACCCACTCCAACACATATTATCTTCTGGGGTATAGTATCTTTTGGTGAGAACTATCTCTGCTGTTTCAGTTAATTCCACTTTCCCACCAATCACTTTATTGGGTTGATGTTTGGTGTCCCATTGAATGGAGTAATTCGCCAATCCCCGGCAATCTTCTTTTCAAAACTACTCGCCCCAACTAGCTGCTCCTTCAGTGTCTGCATTTCAATCAACAAATCTAAACAATGCCTTGCCTTCATCAAATCCTCAACACCATTCTTATTCTTCCATCTTGAAACGTACTTAACTACATTGGACTCGCAATACCCCAACCCATTCTTTTGACAATACTCGATAGGTTGGATAGCCATATTCTTGTAGTGGCTGCCTCCTACTTGCGTTGTTAATGCTTTTTCTGCCATTAAATCTCTCCTGATATAATCACTTGGTTTACACAAGCTGCAACCAAATCCACGAAAGCCTCGTCATTATTTAGATCATCCCTATTCAGTGCAGCTAGAACCCCATGAACTACTTCATGCCAGAATACAGATTGTATTTTATTCTTTGTATTAAATCGGTCTGGTGTTTGTAGATATATGACATTTTCATCATAAATAATCTTACCCAGATAATTGCTGACATGGGAAAAATCATCTTTGAAATGAATCTTGTATGTCTGGTCTAAAATACTAATTTGTTTTGGTATTTTCAAACTTCATAACTCCACTCAATACCCCAAGGAGATGCTCCCATATAGACACCACCACAGTAGTTTGGCATAGTTACACAGATGGTTGGGATCAATTTCCAATGACACAGACTGTAAAAGATTCTCATTTCACCCCATTAGCTTTGCGCCAGTCTGGATCATTGCCGATTAGGTTGTCTGCATATCCCGTACTAGCCCAGCCTGCTTTTCCATTAGTGCCAAGCTTAAATGTGGTGGGTAGGATGACACGCCTCATATGCCCCTTGCATTCAAGATTAGTCATACACATTTTACCAACCCACTTATTACGTTCAGAACAGGGGGAAGTTAGTTCGTCATAGTCACCACAAGTATCACACTGATACATATATACTGGCATAGTTTGCCCTAAATCCCAGTACTACCGAAACCATTAGAACCTCTAGAAGTTGCTGAAAGAGACTTGGCTTCTTCTAGAACTGGTTTAAAATATGGTTGGATTACCATTTGCGCAACCCTATCATGCCTTTTTATGTAGACAATACGACGAGAGATGTTTCGCAATATCACACCGACCTCTCCCCTAAAATCGTTATCTACCACCCCACCACCCACCATTATACCTTTCAATGCTAGTGAGCTACGATCTCTAATACTACCAAAATAGCCAGAAGGAATATCTACTTTTGTACCGGTTTTTACCAGCACCGTCTTCCCAGGATAAATGGTGTAACCAGCGGAAGACCTCAGATCAAGACCAGCAGCACCATCACTACCATAACTAACTGGATTACCAACCCATAATAATTTAGACATCAATATCCCTCTTAGGCAGCAATTCTGGGTGATACACCAATTCGTGGATAGTATCTATAAACTGCGACCACTCTGGGAGCTTATGCCCCTTGCGCTGATTTATGATGTGACGGAGAACCTTATAGCTCAACACAATCTGCCTTCGTTGCTTGTATCCTTGCGGCAGCAGTTTAGATTTAATACGAGATGGCATTTGGTTCAGGTAGAAAAGATAGCTCTCCAAAACCAGAGATACTGGTATATCAAGAGTTTCCCCAAAATATGAGTCTCGTTCTTCCCTAGACAAATCAAAATCATCTATATCAACATCTCGTTTGTCCAAGGTGTGCATAGTTGATTCAGATTGTTTACTGACACCAACCCTGTAGGTATCCATTTGCTTCCACCACTCTAAAGAAGCCTCAATATCCAACCAAACCATAATATGTTCTAGAAATTTATTGTGCCCACCACCACGGTTGGCGTTCTTCTCCAAAACTTTCTCAAAATGGCCTGACCTCTCATCAGACCACCAGGAGGGGATGGGAATCTCTCTATCTTTAAAACTTAAAGAGAACCCATACTTTGCTTGCTCATAACCAGCTTCTTCAAAAATAGTTATTTCCATGTATAAACCTACTTAAATGGTATTAATATGGGGTGATTTTCTTTAATAACAACACAACCCAATAGGGGACGAATTAGAGACTGCTTGTTATAAGCAAAAGCATAGTGGTTATCGGAGATCAGACAACCACAATCTACACCAAAACGTGGGCCTAGTGGACTTGCCGTATAATTCACACCAAAACTACTATGATGGTGGCCCACCACTACATTCATCCCCAAATGCCTCGACATATTCAAAGCTGTACCGCTTTTTGTGTGGCAGACATAGAGGTGTGTTTTATTGGGAAGACGCAAAGTATAATCAGGAACCCACTTCCAATTAAACTTCTCTGCTGCTATTAGTCTGGAATACGGGAGTAGCAGTTCTTTGGGGATACCATACAACCTAGCTCTTTTATACACCCTATCATCGTGGTTAGATTCTAGGATTGTCAGGTCTGGGAATATGACGCCCAACTTAGCGACAGCTTTCCTAGTATTCTTTAACTCCTCAGGGATGCTCTCACTCTCAGGTAGTTTACTGTAAGAACTAAAAACATATTGATCTGTCAAATCACCTGTATGAAAAACACGCTCAGGATTATACTCCGACTTAACCCGAGCTAGAAACTCAAACACCTTGGGGTGATGGTACGGAAAATGTGTATCCCCAAAAAACATTAAACAATCATTCTTATAAGCTTTTGCCATTAATAAAATTCCTACATGTTTTTAGCAAATGGATGAAAGCACCAGCAAAAAGTATGTCTCCAGAAAGAGCTAAACTTTTATCATCAACTCGCACTAGAGATACACGAAATAGTGATGTTTCAAAAATACCATTACACAAATAGCCCAAATGGATACTTTTTATTGCATCTTCCCAAATAAAATCAAACACAGATATAATCAAATATCTCTCCTATAGCTCCTCTATTTCACTAGAACCCTGGGCATACCCCAAACCCCTAGCAGTTATGAATGCCTCATCTGTACAAGCTTGGCATGGTTCTACAAACACCACATCTCTTAGCTCATCCTCATAGCATTCTAACTCTTCCCCACAATTTTCACAAATTAGCTTCATCTTTCTGTTCTTTTAATCGCTGACGTTGCAATATCGTCTCTTCTGCATGACACTCTTTGCATAGAACCTCCATTTCAGCATTCAACAATAACTCCCTAATTAGTTGGGTGAGGTTTTCCCAAACAATGTTATTTAGATGATGTACCTCCACATAAATTTCCTTACTCTTTGCTCTACTTTGTTTTGCACCACAAGTAGCACAAGTATATTTGGATTCTTTCAAAACCTTTGCACGTTCAAATGATCTCAGAAATAACATCCGCAAGGCTGAACGTATCTGGCTGTTAGCGGTCTGGGTTTTCTCCTTCTTAGTCACGCAATGACTCCAAAACACTAATCCCGCATTCCTCGCAGAATTGCCCCTCTCCCGGTATATCAAACCAACTAGTACCTGATAACTCCTCCCCCTCTTCTAGCATCAGATACTCTTTACAACACCAGCCATCACAAAAATAGCAAGTACCTTTAATCATCATGGTGAATCCCCATATAGCTTGATGATATTAAATAATCTTGTTACAAACCCTGTGTGCCAACCACGCAAGCCAGTTAGGGGCATCACCAAGGCATAAAATGTATTGGAGCCACTTGTAGGAATCAAACCCACACACCCTGATTACAAGACAGGGATTCTACCGTTAAACTAAAATGGCTTTACAGTATTAACTCCTCAACATATTATCTGATCTAACTTTAATATACAAATTGGTGCCATCTTGTACCATATCCGCTGCACTGCGAAGAATCCAAAGAAGTTTAGCATCTCTCTCCAGGCAGAGCTTAGCTTTCGCATCACACCCGTACTTCTTCAAATACCCGCCTATCACATATTCCTGCATATCTCTAATAGCAATCATACTGTCAAGAGGGGCTGTGGGAAATGTTCGTTTCTTGGGGGCAGTCTCAGAAAGTCCCTCAATGTTATCAGTTCTGTCACCTGTAATACATTGCTTGAAGAAGTTCCTGTAACTCTCAGATTCCTTAACTAGATATGTTTGAGACTCTTTATTCTCATTACCCCACCGATAGTGCCAACCTGGAATCATATCTAAATCTTTGTCTAAGCTGGCAATCATTGTTGAGAACTCTTCAGACATACACTGAAAGATACCCATAGCATCGTCAGCCTCTGCACCGTGTACAATAAAGGCCGGATGATTGTGTAAGAGGTATTGCCTACAGGCTTCAAGATGATGTGGTCTGTGCATACCACATCTATTAGCTTTGTAGGTGTCAGTAACCTTCATTCTGAAGTTGTCATTACCAGAGATGAAGATTACATACTTATTACTGTTGCAACCCTCTAATATACATTGTACCATTAATTTCAAGGAATGTAAACAGTTTTCTACTGGGTCTGGTAGATATACCGTCTCTCGCCACATTGTGGAGAGGCCCAGCTCTTGTAGGTAAGCGTTAGCATCATCGGCAGATTTGAAGTAAGCACCACCTCTACCATCTAAAACCTTATACTTTTTACCATCTGCTGCTGAAGCTGCTGCAAAACATAGGATGTCACCATCAATTAGAGTTTTCTTACAATCTTCATCTATAAAACTTCCAGATGAGGATACAAAATCATCGTTATCTATATTCATCTCCTACCTTTATCTCAGAATACCCACTATCTGTAGAAAACATCACCCTCTTGATTCCAACATTTTCTATTACAGAATAGCAATCTGCACACGGCATAGCTAAACCAAGCTTGCCACTTTTTCTAACACGAACTACAAACATTGTAGAGCCTTGTATTGTTTTGGTGGAGGTTACTCTCAGAGCATTTAAAATACAAGCAACCTCTGCATGCAGAGAGCCACTCCAATGTGTGGTTTTTAAAGATGACTGGTGACGTAGTTGATTATACCCCGTCGAGATGATTTTATTGTGCTTGACTATGATAGCCCCAAGCTTGAAGTTAAGATTAGAACGTAGGGCTATGCCGATTGTTTTGGAGATGAGGTGGTAATTATTATCAGAACTCATTATTTCGTTTATAGAATACAGCTCCACTATTACAAATTGCAACCCTTGCGTTAATGGTAGCTTGTATGTGATTAAACCCGCTGTTTGCTTCACATACCTGGCTTCCCCATTCAACCTCTTTGTGTGTGATTGTACAACCAGATAACAAAAGCAACATAATGGTGATAGTAAATGTTGTTTTCATATTGTTTCTCTGATATTGAAGTTGGTGGGAGCACTTGGAATTGCACCAAGAAGCCTTACGGCACGAGTTTACAGCCCGCTGAAGCTCACTACACTGCTCAATACTCCCATTAGTATCTGGTATTCCCACAAGGATTTGAACCTTGATCTGACGCTTATAAGGCACCTGCTCTCACCGCTTGAGCTATGGGAATATGAAGAAAATACTGCACTTTTACTGTAGAGTGTGCAGCAAAACTCCCCACTCAGGATACCAGGTCGCTCAGTTATGTATGCCGACGCCTTTGTTTGCCCCAGGCCAACGGGGAACCTACACATACGCCTTAGTTGACGAACTGCCCTCGTTGCTTCCCTTGTGTCCTCGGGTACGCCTGGTGGACCTTACCCGTTGATCCGGTTTGTATGTCCGTTAACGGAACCACACTTTTCTTTAACGGCGGAGGAGTATTCTATAAACTAAAGTGTTTATACACAGTATAAACTAAATTCTAGTTTATTAGAATGGGTTGTCTTCTGTGAAATTAGCAGTGCTGGTGGTAGCATTAGTCTCAGCAGATGCCATAAGTTCATCACCATCAGAACCACCATACTTGACATGCTCTAGCACCATCACCCCCTGAAGGTCGGGGCGAATACCACTCTTAGCTTTGTACTCCCAATCGTCGGCCCTAAACTGGACCTTACAAACCGAACCATTCCCAATCAGCTCGGTGAATGGCTTGCCAAACTTATCCATAACTACCGGAGCTTTACGAGCCTTTCCCTTGGAGGTCTCACATTTACGGTAGACTTTAAAAATCTTTTCACCATCATCAGTAACCCTGATAGACCCCTCCAACCTACTCTCTTTAATAACTTCTAGGGCTGCCTCATCCAGGTTTATACAATCTACGCACCACTGAGGCTCGAAGGCCACGTTAGGTTGGATTATAGATGCCCACCGAACTTCAGATACAATAACTGCCATAATTTTAAATCTCCTTGAATTGATTAATTAAAAGATAATACTAAAACTATTTAAGATGTAAATACTATATTTACTTTATCATACTAAACCCCTTAGTAATTATTAATAAGTAATTAATGGGTAATACTTTAATACTAATAGTACCTAGTAACTACATTATACCATCCTAGCGAAATACTGTCAACAAATATTTTGTACCTAGTTAATAATTCTGTCCAAATCTATCCCATGATCCCCCATTATTTCATGTAGTTTATCCCTAACTTTCTGAAATTCCTCTTTATTCTGATATTTTATCTCCGATCTTAAATACTGGTCAATATCCCAGAGTGCAAGAGAAATATCTAGTGATTTAGTAGCCCTCTCCAATTCAAATGACTCTTCTGGCAAATTGAACTTAATAGTTACTTTAGGCATCAACTAGCTCCTTAATCTTGTGGTATAATACCTCATACTTGTCGGTGATTTCCTTATCACAATGGTAATGAGCAAAAAACATCTTCTTGAATTTAACAACCTTATCCTTACCAAATACGATGGACTCAAAAAACCTATTCACACTATCTTCCTTCTTGCCAAAGTTCTGCCCAACCATGGCCCCCAGATATTGCACCACTTGTAGGGGGCCGGTATGCCCCAGAATATAATCAACCCTCCATCCGACCCCATCTAGGTTCTTCAACCCCAGTGCAAACTCATCATATGATGGCTCTTCTTGAGGCCACCAAGACAGAAACGGGGTTCTGTACAGTTTATCAATGGAATAAGCCCCACCCATACAGAAGAAGGTATTGTTGTTGATTGTGTATACATGACCCCTACGAAGATGAAAGATAGAGTTAGTCACCTGGCCTACCACCGATCCAAACATAGCCACAGTTTTAAGAGTTTGGAGTCTATCATGGTTCTCATGGTTGCCATCAATAAACAAAGTAATCCAAGGCTTGCTAGAAAGCCAATCTAACCAATGCTGTTCATCTTTCTTACTGGTGGGGGTGTCCCAGACTAACCCAAAGTCCCCCAAAATTATTACATAATCCTCTTTGGTAAGTCCCTTACTGATTGGAAATTGTAGGGATGATAGTTTGTGAATGTCATAGCTGCCGTGGGTATCGCCTGTTAGAAATATGCGGCTCATTGTTTCTCCTCAGTGTGTCTGGCTCCAATTTAAACCAGATTTTACATCGCCTAGTATAGGAACACGGTATTTAAAGAACTTTCCAGCAGCCTCTACTGCTTGCAATGCTAACGCCGAATACTGCTCCACATCATCCCTGTGGACCATTGCTTGCACCTCATCGTGAAAATCCAGAACCTTATATGCTCTTAGACCTATTAGTGGTATCCACTTATTAAACAAGAAGCACCAGGCAGCTTTCATTAGGATTGCTCCATCCGACTGAAACTTTAGGTTGACCAACGAATGCTCTGAGCGTCCAATAAGTTTCCTGCCATCAAGACCTACAATAAAACCAGAACCATACTTCTTTTTGTTATGTTTGAACTCGGCTATTACAGCATCCTTAAATTCTTTCAGGGCTGTGTTTCCCTCCCAGAACGCTGTGTGTATTTCTGTACCACGTTTAATCGAGCATCCTAAAATTTCAGCAATCTTTGCTGAGGAGGCACCGTAAGTTGCGCCATATTTTGTAGACTTTGCACCATCCCTATCAGTTCCAAACAGGACAGCGTTCTTGCTGTGTATGTCCCTCTCTAACAGCTCTTTAGCATACTCCTTACCTCCGGTATAGGGCAGACAGTTATGAGCCTCTGTACGAGCTTCTAAGGCCTTTGCGTCGCATCCCACCAGAACATATCCATCAGGCACTGTAAACAGCTCCCTCAACTCTGAGCCATACACAATTTTAGGTGATGCCTTCGGGCAATTCACCACGACAGAATGCCTCATTCTGCCGGTGTTGCAAGCCATAGGTACTGCTTGTGCTGCTATGGTATTATCCTTTCTAATGTGGGTCAGCCAACCTAGTGGCTTCCTCTCAGATTTGGAATAACTATACAGCAACCCCTTACGGTGTGTGAGGATATTTCTCCGTGCCAATACCTGTGCCAAGCCACTGTTTATATTTACTAAAGAAGATTCAGTAATCTTAGGGCTGGTTTTAATCTTCTGGCCATCATCACCATAAGCCCAACGCTTGCCGTCCTTCTTATAGTTCCACTCGTCAGGTTGCCACCCTTGGGATAGTAGGTATTCTTTAATTTGAGTGTCAGAGTTTAAGTTGAACTCCTCGAACTGAACTCTTGAAAAGGGGCCACACACTTTCTTACTTGTAAGATAATCCTCATGGCCAGCAAACCAAGAATGCACCGAATTAGCATAACTACCATCCCCTTTAAATGGTTTTTTAACTTCACCATTAACAGCCACACACCGCAGAGGTAGTTGCAATAAGAGTTTCTTGTCTATCTCCTGCAACTCTTTCACAATCTTTATCCACAAACTAATGGCACCTCTCTTGTCAAAAACAATACCAACCCGCTCTTGCTCTGCTTGGAGTTTGGCTATGGTATATTCTATCTTGATAGCCAGCTCCCAATCCCACTTATTCCGTTCTTCTTGAAGATACTGGTATGTAAGCTTACCAATCCTGGTATCCTTAATACACCTATGCAGCATCTCGTCTGAATACTTAGACCAATCTTCGTGTTTGGGCTTTGCTACACCAAATCTGATGCCCCAGGCTTCTATACTGTGACCACCCTTGGCTCCCGGCGGTATTGGGCGGTCTGGATTAAATAGGGATGATAGGATGAAGGTGTCATCAATATCCTTGTAAGTAAAACTAGAATCTAGTTTCTGAATCAAGGGTATATCAAAAAGTATTCCGTTGTGCCAGACCGTCTTGTCAGCTTCTGATAGGAACTTCAACCCCTCTTTAATCTGATGGGGTTTGAATGTGAACACTTCGTCAGTGTCGTAATCTCTGGCAACTATACACCAAATCCTGGTAGCTTTGTTTAATAACCCATCAGCCTCTAAGTCGCAGATATATGTTGACATCTTGCCTCCTAGCAGCTATTATCGCATGGCCTAGCACCACAGGTATCACATGTACATGGGGACCAATTACACCCCTTAGCCGCATCCCCATCTACAGTGGGTTCACCACACTCTGGGCATACACCGTTAATCTCTTCTTTACTTGAACTCCAACCGTCACAACACATATCAGCCCCCCTCCCCATGAACCTCTAGTGTCTCTCTCAACCTGCGCTTCAACCATTCTGGGTATATAATAGTCTTTTTATTCTTTACAGCGTCGTTCACCACGGCCATCATTTTCTGGAACAATCGTTCATTTACTGACATCAGCACCTCCATAATTTTCCATACAGGTCATAACCTCTTTTGCATACATCTTACTACCACCAGAATACAAACACAATGCCTTTCTAACATCCCCATCAGCTATGGCTAGCTTCTCTTTAAATATTTTTATACCCACACCCAGATTATACTCTATGTCGTAAGCTTTGGTGTTATCAATGGGGGTATCACCAACCAAAATTTGTGTCAAACCTCTCGCGCCCTTACTAGATGTAGCCATTGGGTTGAAGGTTGACTCTGTTTCGACTAATGCTACAAGTAATTCTGGCCTTACCTCATTCTCTGCTGAAACTTTTAGTATTAGTTTGGCAATAATATTAGCAACTTCTGATGGTACTTTGGGGTTAGCTTGTTTAATATGAGTAGATAGCTCAGTGATTTTTGTAGCCAGGGTATTCATTGCATTGTTTTCTATCCGGGTAGCGCGAATAGATGCAAAAAGGGCTACAACTAAAATCCCAAACAAAAACACATCTAAGATTCTCATACTGTCACCTTCTTCCGTGGCCCCTGCACCTCCCGTATCCTGTTCCCACCATTAGCCGCATAAAACAAGTCAGCAGCATACGCAGACGTTTTAAGGGCTATTAGAGATGTTAGAATAAGGTTGACTTCATGGGGATAGTATTGCTCACAAAATTCTGTGATGATTGGGGTTAAGAGTTCATTAGCTCTCATAAAAACCCTGCGACCGCCCGAGGTAGTAGTGCCATACTCTGTGTACAGCGTGGTTCTATTCATCCACATTTCCCCCATTACAATCTGTATACTTCTCCCACGACTTACTGGACACAGGGCTACCCCGCCATTGTTGGGTTATCTTCTGATCTATACTGAAACTCTTTATCAAACATTTCTAGAAGTTTGGTAGTAAACACGGTAAGCCTATCATTATCACCATTGTCCTGTTTAAGCCGTGCCAGCATGTTGGTTAGTGTTTGTTGGATGTGCTTGGGTTCTATCATCAGTAACTCCCCATACTTGGTGGCAAGAAGTTATTAGTATGGCGCATCCCATTTGCAAATGACTCCTTCTTCATAATTTCAAGCTCATCTGTTGTAAGTAATATACAATCTGCACCATAATTTAGAAATGTTCTGACCCCCATAATATCCTCTGTACCAGACCAAAAGAATTTTTTATCTTCAAGAATCTTCTCAGCTATTTGGCGTGCCATGTTGGTTTTTATATGGTAAACAGCATCACCAACATTCATACGCCTATCCAAAGTGATGGTGGCTTTTACATGAAGTTGTTTCCCACTTATACTATTAGTGCTAAATACTTCTATCATTATCTTTTGCCTCATCTGTATCTTCTTCGGTAAACAAAGTACACCACCAGCTTACACTGGGTGTTTCTGATCTAATACACCGGTATTTATGCTTACACCGTTCACAGGGTGTTATCTTCATTTGTATATCCCAGAAATTATCTTCTCTACTCTATTCAACATCTCTTCTTCTTCCACACTCTTATGATCTCTCCATGCTAGGGGTAATAAAGCTTTTATAATAATAAGAAGCCCCGCTTCTCCTAGGTCTTTAAACTTTAGTGCTTTATTTCTGCCCACATCTCTCACCCAAACAAGTGTTTTTCTTCAAGAATCCCCTTAGCCCTGTTATACACTAACGGGAACCTGCCTGTAACTCCAGACAACCTGTTCTTAATAATAACCATATTAACAGTATTGCGTTCCTCTTCCTCCTCTGCTAGTTGGTTTCTCTCAAGTCCCCAAACATCTGTAGAAAATCTCCACTGGCTTCTACTACCAGCAAACTGTCCACCGTACACTTTACCACCAGCACCATGATCTTTACTACCTGGAGCATTATTGAGATGGTTCACATGGAAGAAGGTAATGTCAAAAGTCTTAGCCAACCTCCGTAAATCTCGCATCATCACGCCAATAAAGGTGTTGGCTTCGGAGGGGTCTAAGTGTTCGTGAAGGGCTGAAACGGGGTCTATGAAAAAGTATCGCACCCCCTCTTGGCAGAAGTATCTAATTGCAGCTACAATATCCTCCCAACCCTGATATTCAGAGTCATCAAACAGATACACATAATCTTTCAGGGTGTTGGCAATTTGCTTGGCTTCTTTAATATCATATTTAATATCGGGGAGATGAATCGGCTTGTGCATAATTGCACCAATCAGCTTCTTGAGGGTAAAGGCAGGTGGTTCTTCAAGAGAGAAGATGCCAACTTTCTGATTGTGTTTGTAAACAAGATGCTGCTGTATCTGCTGGATAACACTGGTTTTACCCGCACCAGGTCCAGCACCAATGGCAATTACTGCTGGTGTTCTGAGACCGTAGGTTATACTTGTGAGGCTAGAGTACGGGTAGTCTAAGCCCCACTCAACTGGTGTGACTGCTAGATCGACAATCTCGTCTACGCTGACAATCCCAGAAGGCTTGTACTTACTAGCGCTAAAGAAAGCCATGATGAACTCCTTCTCCCTACCTTTTGTAAGGCAGTCACTAACATCTTTCTCTGGCAACTCCATGATAAAGACCTTATCAGGTCCAAACAACTTCACACAATCCTGTGCCAACTTACGACCTGTGGCATCCATATCAGTGGCAAGATATATCTGTTGGAAACTGCCGATATATTCTTTGTTTACTTTAATGTCAGCCATGTTCTCACCGTGCATTGGTGATACGCATGCTACCTGCATGTTGCTATACTCTTTGTTCAACATCTGCCAAGCCGAACTAGAATCTAGTTCACCACCAGCAATCAGAATACGTTTGCCACCAGCAGGGAATTGTTTCTGCCCAAACAAATCCTTGGCACCGGGGTTTACCCAAAAGAAAGTCTTAGGTAGCTTCCTACACTTAAAAGATATAAGTATGCCATTAGTATAACCAGGATAGTAATGCTCACAAGCTGCTCCTGTGGATTCATCATAGCCAACCCTTATCCCAAAGAAGTCTGATGTTGCTTTGTTGAGCTTTCTGTCTTCGATGATAGTACTTGGGAGTGTAAGAATTTCCCCAAGCTGTTTGTGTTTCTCTGTTTTCATAGACACTTTTTCTAACACCTCCTCACCATCAACCTCAAAGTATTTGGGGTGATTGTCTCGTAAACAGGTCCAAGTAATACCATCCTTCATCAGGAACAGATGATTGTTAGAGCTGTCTTTACCAAGTTCCTTACACTTTGGGCAAGCCCTGTTGGGTTTTTTATTCATCTCATTTCACCTCACCACCAAATCAGAAACAATTTTCATGGCATCAGCAACTGATTTCTTTATCCCATGTTCTCCTGTATATTGCCCACCATCTCTGTGTATAACAGCCAAGATGTTTAACAAGTGTCTTTTGTAAATAACCACCCGTACAGCTAAGGCAGCTTCATCTGCTGTTATCATCTGTGACCTCAATGTTTAATGGGGGTGATTTTATAGGTGGGTCTCAAACTTACAGCCAAATAGAATGTGAGATCGCAAGCCCCACACTTTACTGGTTGATTACTGCCATCATGGTGCATATCCCACTCTGAAACCAGCAAACCCTGCCCACAATAGGGGCAATTTATGTGTGAATGTTGGCCAAAAGCTCTTGATTTGAGTATAATTGGATTACTCATTATTCAGCATCCCCCCTTTTTCTAAGATTTCAGAATACCACTCAATATCACCATCATGGCTTGTCTTATCAGTTACGGAGATTATGTGTATATTTGGTAGCGGGTCAATGACGTTGATATACTTTTTGAAATAATCTATCTTTGCTTTTGCTGGCCCAGATAGTATGATGTACTTTTGTCGGAAGTACGGAATACAATTAGCACTGCGACTATTGGGGGGTGCATATTCGACCCCATACCACCGGCGGTGTAGCACATACTTCAACCACGTCAGCCCCTGCCACATAGCTCTTGGAGTTTTCTTATTCGCACCATAGTCATAGATAATGCAGAGATGTCCCAAAGCTGCTGACATAAGAAGATCGTCTGACATGGTTAGGATTATATCATTCCACCGCTTCTGTTCACAAGCTGTTGATTGCAATCTGATGAATGTGTAGTCGGTCAGATTGTAGTCTTTGATGGCTTCGATGCCATTGGTGAGGTTGATATAGTGCTTCATACCTCAACTCTTCTTAGGTTTTGCTGGGGTGTCAGTCTTCTGCACCCTCATACACACCGTACATCTATAAGACGATCCATCACCCATAAGATTGAAGATTCGGATACCATCACCATAAGTCTGATCTTGGTCGGAATGCACACAGGTACACTTAAACTTTCTGGTCATATTAATTCTCCTTGGTTTGTTTGGGACTAGATTCTAGTTTTATCTATATAGCTCTAAAACGCTCTACAATCATTTCTAAGCGGCTTTCGTTGTTTATGGTTAGGTAGTGCCACTATCCTCCCTAAGTGAGCTTAGAATTGATTATAACCCCTTTAATTACGCGATACCCCACTCGGCATCCAAACTCTCAAATTGTTTGGTGAGAGCAACATCAAAAAGGAATAGGGAGTTTGAAGAAAGGTACGGGTCAATCTTATTCTTATAGATTTTGGGGTTAAAGTTAGAGATAGTCCCATTAATACTATCTTTAATGAAATCCTCCCCAAAAGTGGCTATAGTCTCTCCTAATTTACCAGACTTAACAAGAAGGAGCGCATCTTGAACCAAGCTATGAGTAAGGGCAACAAGAAGTGGTGATTTAAGCCAATAGTTACTAAGTGTGCGATATTCACAGCCATACTCCGTAGGGCGATGCGCGCCTGCTTTTCCATACAAACTCCTTCTCTCAATAGAGGCCAGGTTGTTGTCAAGAATAAGTGAAGTGAAGCCCAAAATAATATCCATAGCCTTGACAACATCCACCTTTCCCATTGGTTCCAACAGAAACGTAAAGGGGGAACCCTCGGTGTAACCGACATGAACATGACCACCGCAAGACCGGAATGTTGGCGTTTTGGGTTCTGGCGGGTTATTTACAACCAATTCCCACGCATTATAGTCTGGGGAACACCCAAACTGCTTGGCCTCGTCACAGTTAATCTCTTCTGGTGGGAAATCAGCAGATGCAGAGCAGTCGATAGTAATTCCATCAGTAAGATATGCCTTAATATTGCTGAGTGTACCCCTAATAGAAGATACAAAGCTGTTGGCATCTGATGCAGGTACAGAGGCAAACTCCATAGCCACATTATCCCATTGTAAACCAGCACCATCTGCCAGAATGTGTGGAGCTTCTTTGGTTCCAGGGATGATGGGAATTGCAGAGATATACTTCCCATTCTTTTTTAGAAAAAACTCAGGATCAGTGCCAATACTGAATTTAGTGTTGCTGTTATTAGGCATGCTCATGTTGATCTCCTTTATAGTTTTTATAGACTAGAATCTAGTCCACGCTTTGCGTGGGCATTCCCACTCAATTTACGCCTTGCACCCCATACCCCGCAATGCCAGTGCTTCTGATGGGGTTATGCCAAATTTCAGCATCTTAAAGTCTCCAGATTGTGTTGAAAAACTGAATGAAATATGAATGTGTGTCTTTTCTTCATCCTTTCTAAGCCTGATATGAGAATACGTTGTGTTGTCAGCAAATTTCCCCCCCTTCTTAGTAATGACTGCCTCTATAAACTTCATCTTTAACCTACATCTAGTAGACAGGGCCAAATCTTTCTTACCCCTAATCCACCACAACATAGAATCATGGTCTATAGCCGTAATATCCCACGAAGATTTAGATATAGGCATCGGTTCCTCCAGGATTTGCGGCGTCCGCGTCTTGCCCAATAATTTGTATGGCTTCAACAGGCTCCTTATAGTTATTATTACACCAAATACCCGCCTCTTCCAAGCAGAAGGAGCACAAGTCTTCATAATCCTGTATTACCCCATTAAATTCATTACTTTGTAATGCAACACCACAAGCCCTGCATTGTAAGGACAGCATCACTGCGCTCCTGCAAGGATACCAGCGCAGTCTTTGCACACAACATACTTGTCATCCCAATTAACAATTTGTAGTTCTTTGGGGTCAAACACCAAACTGCAAAATTCACACGCTCTCTTAAGGGCTGGCTGAGGTATAACATCTGGCGGCCCTAGTGCCAGAGGCTCATACTTCTTGCCGTATGTTTGCACCCACTTACCGCCCCCACGATGTATCCACTCACCGTATTCTGAAAAATTCCCCCGCCTAAAGGTTTTGTAGTCATCATTAGAAAACCACATGTCATCCAACCAATGACCTTTGCTCTCATGTAAAATAAGGTGGGTTTTGTTTGCATTTAGAACAACCACCTTACCGGTTGACCCAATATAATCTTCAAGTATTGCGACAATCGCATCATTCTGTTCCCACTTTTTGGGGAGTTGCTGTAAGATGGTGGTGTTGAATATGTGTGTGTCTGATTTCTTTTCAGTCTTTGCCACTGTATAGATTGTACCGTTATGTATAAATGCTTGTGTATCAGATATAGAGAATGGGTGGCAGTTCTCTAAGCTGATAGTACCAGCAGTGGACGCTCTGAAATGTATTAGAAACGGTGAATCATCATATGTCTTTTCAGCAATTCTATACTTTTTGATAAAGTCTTTATAAAACAATGAGGTTTCGACAACAACAATATGCTTTCTTTTTTCTTTACTGTAGGTTACATAAGCAAAGCCAGCCCCATCATTGTTGTTTTTCCAGCAGCTCTCAAATTCAGCATCTGTGATACCCCTTGTATTAGCAGGCTTAAGAATAGCTATGCACATATCATTCTCCTATGAAAGGTTTAAAAAATCCAACAAATTGTCATACCGCTTATCTTCTCCTGCAACAAAATCTCTGAATCTGTCCACATTGCAAGAAGCCTTAATATTGGCTTCTTGTGTAAACTTAAACAATGCATGGGCAAATTCTACGTTTTTGTGCAGGGTTTTACTTGTAGCTGCATTGGCAAAAAACCGCAATTCTACAGTGTGTTTGTTAGAGAGGTTTACGGCTTGCCTTCTAAGACAATCACCCTGACCCCTATCAAACCACTTAGTTCTAGAGTCTATCTTAAGATTTTCGATGGGGTTCATACGACAGTATTTATTGAATGGCCTTTCTCCAATTCGTTTGATGAAGGTGGGATTCTTGTAGATAAAACCCAAGAACTTGTACAGGTGCAGCGTGTTGAATGCAGATTTGTTCAGGTGAATATGCATTCCGCAAGTGGAGTTTCTGCTTACTCCGGGGGTAAATAGACTATCCCAATTAATTTGCTGGAAATTAGAGAAAGACTGGGGATGGAGGACGACCTCAAACCCGCAAGAACCCCCGTAATCTGGCCCACCAATAGACCCGTCATGCTTGATATATAGAATGTTGGGTGTATATTGTTTGTTGATCTCCACCATCCTCTTATGGACAAAAACCTCCCCCTGATAGGACCCCTCAGGCGTGCCAAATAGCATTTCATTCTCCACCCCTATAAACAAACCAAGATCAGAACTCCCCTGATTTACAAACACAGGGGGTCTGTAATCGTGCTTATGTTTACTAGAAGACCCCCTAATAATGGCATTACAGTGGTGGCATAGAAAATTAAAACCAGCATCCACCAAGTCTTTCCCCCAACCAGACTTTCCGCATTTAATGCAAATTCTTTGATTATTTTTACAGACTTGGCAAGCCTTTATCCCAACTTGTTTGATGGAGTGGATTGTTTTATACTGATTAACTGCCATATTTCCTTTATGGTAGACACCACCACAAATATCGCATGCATCATACTTATGTGAACAAGCAAAGCAACGTGGTTCCCCATAATTTGTGTGGGCAAGGCCGCAACTACTGCAATAAGACCACCTCACATTTGGGTAACATTGCGGGCAATACTTCTTGTACTTACTATCTTTAACCATCACAGTTGAAAGCTCGAAGGTATCACCACACATACTACAAGAGCGACCAAATTCTGGTTTTGATTTGGTAGTTTTAGTGTTAGTCGTTGTTATAGTAATTGGTGGATCAATCCAGTTCGGTATTGAAAGAGTAGGCATTTACCATGCCTCCGTACAAATAGCGGGGTGAATGAACTTCTTGAAACCACCAAGTTTTTCACCCAACGGCAGAGAGGTTCTCCCATTCTCAATAATATACTGAAACACTTTTGCCACACAACTCTGACGATATGGGGATGTTTGGGATGGTGCAGAATTAATTTCCAAACAGTACACCCCACCATCTGGCCCCACCATCATATCTACACCTGAAAAGTCCAAACCGGATAGCTGATGGCATTTGATGGCGTTCTTAATAACTTTAAGGGGCCAATCACCCCAGCTAACATTTTCAAATGTAGCCCCCTGTGCCACGTTCCATGCAATTTGGACCGGGTCTTTAGGAATCTTCTTAGCCACCCAGACAGCACGGTCTTGGGCTACAAAGACCCTATATTCAGCCACCTTGGGGATGTATTCGGAGATGTAATAATCCCCCTTTATCTCCTCAATAGCCATTGCCATTTGAAGGTAGGTATCACAATAATAGCAATGCTTTCCCTGGGCGTGCTTAACTGGTCTAATAATCACAGGCAAAGATAGGTTGTCGTCCCCCCCACCACTTACGAAAGTCTTAGGGGCAAGGCCAACACCTGCTAATATTTCCCGGAATGTCCCCTTGCTATTAACAGTGTGGATAGCCGCCGCGCTATTAATAATGTGTACTGCTTTTATCCCCAACTCCTCCAGAGAGGATGTGCAACCCCACCGGAATAGGGTGTCAACAGACACAAACCATGTTTTCGTGGCTTCCGTAGGTTTGTCGTTTCGTACTACCACCAAATCCTTAACACCCTTACAAATTTCCCTACAAGATGTTCGTCCCAACTTTCTGCGCCTTAGAATGATGTTCATTTTGGTCTCCCATAGAACTAGGTTTTAGTTTTAATCTCTCGAACTATTACATTTCCCAATCAGGATTAGTACAGCAACCGGTCCACTCAGTTTCAGGCAACAAAACACCACTGGTGTTTGTTTTATCTGCCCAATACCACCAACAGCAATTACCAGCGCAACAAAAAACACCCCCACACATTGCGTTCGACGCCTCTTCTGCTGTCATCATAGTAGGCCTTCCTCCTTACAAGCTCGTCACATCTTTTTCAAGAGTACCCAGAATACCAGACTTATCGTGAAAGCTTCTGATATGGCCACCCCCTACCAAAAACCAATTTGGGTTAGCCAGAAGAGTTTTTCTGTTTTTTAGGATGTATTCCAGTTTCCCCCTATTATCCCCCAACTTACTCATATACCCACCAGTTCTAGACTTATACCCATAGCTCCCGTAAAAGTCAAGTATGGAGTTAATATTCTTAAAACTTTTCCCCCCAATCTCGCTACCAACCCTCAAAAGTAAGGTGAGAAGGGAGATCATGTAAGGACTTTTCATCCAAAACCTGCTCCCCTCAAATACAAATACAGTTTGAAGTTTGTGATACTCATCCACCACCAAACCGCACTCCACAATCTCTCCTCGGCTGGTGAAACGCATGGCTTTCTCAAATAGGTGAATTACTTTTAGGGCATCCCCCAAATAGACCCTCATATCCCCCTCTGCAACTCTATCATGTCCTACCAATATCCTGGTTTTATTTAGGGAGATGGGGGGGTTACTGCTTTCATATTTAAACCCGTAAATTCCAAAAGATGTTTTGTTGATGAAGTTGCTCACAGCATCGTGCAGGAAGTCCCTGCAAAACACCCACTGATGGCACATCCTGTTGTCTGGGGAAAGGAAAGCAAAGCGATACTGGTTGTTGCTGTAAATCTCTGACAACGTGTTTTCAGGTGCAAAATACTTTACCATGTCCATGTTCATTCGGTTCTCCTTTGTGTTTGTTGGTGTGTGGGCTAGCTTCTGGTTTTATTTGATAGTGGATGCGGCATATTCGAGAAGGTAAATCTTGGGGGCAACAAGAATCTGTAGCCATTTGATATTGAACTTGGCAAAAAATACCGTTAAACTAATAAATGAGCAGATTCCTGTAGTAACTACAAACCCCACAAAATATCCCTCACTATGATAAAATACAGTATTATCATACCGCCCAGGTCTGCTGGTTATACTTATACCATGTTTATACCCGCGATACACGGAATACCCAACAATAATAAGGAGGATGGTGGGAAAAACACATTCAACCAAATGTAGATAAAAACGCCACTGGAGGAACTGTACAATTACATCGGGGAGCTGCTCCACCGTGAAGTCTTCAAGCTTGCCCGCCCCTGTCAGAAGCCCTTTAAGGGCCGAGTTTATAATTTCAATAGTTTCTGCGCCCCTACTTACCGCCCCTTCTACAGCTTTTTCTTTACTCATTTGTAAGCTCCTTTGTGTTTGTTATTGACTCTCAGCTTTACCACTTAAATAACTCGTGATTATCATCCCACATACCATCAATGATTTCTATAATAATTACCCCAACAACTAGAATTGCTAGGGCTATCAATAGGACAAGAAGTGGTTTGGAAAATATCTGTTCTACTAGCATGTGGGTTCCTCCAAACTAGAATCTAGTTCAGTAGCAATAACCAACCACTCCAATCAAATTACGAGAGTCTGCGTACCCCGTGATGTGTGGTGGGTTGGCCCAGAAACCCTCCTCTGTCCAAGAGTCAAGATAATACTCATTTTCAATTAACTCGAGCCCTATTACTGATAAGGGGCTTTTTGCTTCACCTACGGACAAAAGCTTAACGGGGTTGCCACGTTTTGTCTTGTACTCTCTACCCATTCTAATTTTCATTTTAACAATGCCCCCAACACCTTGAATGGTGTCTGTACCAAGGAACTTTGTTGTACCGGTTTATAGCTATTCGCCCCCCTACCAGACCTATAAATAGCCTGACGCCGCTTATAGGCGTCATAGCCTCTTCTTATTTCCAATGTCTCCACTGGTATCGAACCGACGATTACAGCCCTGTTGGTGTAATAATCAGCTACACTGCATACATCTCTCAAGCAATCACACAAATGTTCATTCAGGGTTTTCATGGTGTTCTCCTTTTGTTGAGGTTTAGTTTTGTATCTAACAAGGCATTATCTTACTATCTTTAATGTGATACCAAATATTGGCTTTTATGCCCCCCTTGCCAACATATCCAGTGTGTATTTTCTTTATTTTCTCGTCTAAATACTCTACAAGAATTATTGCGCCGTCTTCCCCTGCTCTTACTCTCCCCCTATCCCCCAAACAACAACCTATGCCGGAGTTACCAGTAGCACTGGCATGGCCGGAGTTACCAGTAGCACTGGCATGGCCGGAGTTACCAGTAGCACTAGCATGGCCGGAGTTACCAGTAGCACTGGCATGGCTGGAGTTACCAGTAGTACTGGCATGGCCGGAGTTACCAGCAGTACTGGCATGGCCGGAGTTACCAGTAGTACTGGCATGGCCGGAGTAACCAGTAGCACTGGCATGGCCGGAGTAACCAGTAGCACTGGCATGGCCGGAGTAACCAGTAGCACTGGCATGGCTGGAGTTACCAATAGCACTGGCATGGCCGGAGTAACCAGTAGCACTGGCATGGCTGGAGTAACCAGTAGTACTGGCATGGCCGGAGTAACCAGTAGCACTGGCATGGCCGGAGTTACCAGTAGCACTGGCATGGCCGAAGTTACCGGTAGCACTGGCATGGCCGCAGTCATTGAAACGCTGTTGGTATTCTCTCAAATTTGGTGTCATGTTACTCCTCTTTGGTGTCATGTTACTCCTCTTTGGTGTCATGTTACTCCTCCTATTGTTGGGGTTGTTGAAAGCCAGACTAGATTTTAGTTTATAAGTACCAATCCCTATTAGTGCAGAACCACCCAAGCATCTAGGCAATCTAGGAAGATGCAAATCCCCACACCCATAAATATGAGCATAATAATTGCACCTGTAATATCATTTTGCTTGTTTGGCATGGC